GTTGATTCTCCGGCAAACGCGGAGTGTAGTGCCTGTTCCTGCGAAGGGGTCAAGCACTGTTCCGCCTTCTTGCGTGCTGAGTTTGATACATCTCTCCACAAGCTCTTCATGCAACTGAGTAGGGCACCAGGGTCTTTTTTGGCGAGAGTTACCAGTGACCCGAGGAAAGTCGAACACATCCCCAGGTACTCGCCCTCTCGGGTCGGCTCTCTTGTCTCCATTGAGCTGTCTCCAGGAAGGTACGCGGATCTGGTCAGGATAGAAGACAGCATCCTCACGCCACAGGCGAAGTAAGGGCCGGTAGTTATTTCCGAGATCGGTCTGGCGGTGCTGGCCGAACGTGAAGGTCTGGATGCACTGGCGTGCCCGTAACCACTTAAATGTCCGGAGCAGTGAGCTGACGATTGAGCCGACGCGAGCAAACCACTTCGCGTTGTAGCTCACCCACGTTATATCTGCCTTCCGGGCGAAGGCCGCGATGCAGATCCCGAGCCAGCCAAGGTAGTCGTCCTCTGACCTGTTGTCTGTGTAGCCGGTGTATCTGAGGCCGATATTGTCTGGCGGGTCAGCGAACAAGCAAGTAGCCAGCGGGAGTGATTCAATCACGTCTTGGCAGTCGCCGTGAATCAGGCGATGTTTCATTCTTCCTCCTCTATCGCCTCAGCCCTCAGGCTGGAGCCAGTGTGATTCAGGGTAATGCAGCTCGAAAAGTCGGTGAGCTGCGCTCGCAGGACGTTGACTCCGTATCGCGAGAGCTGGGTATCGAGCCGGCCAGTCAGCGAGCGGTTAATCGCCGTGCGGTCTTCTTGTAGCTCCGCGAACGTTTTGCCGGTCACGAATGCGCAGAGCACGCCCATTACCTCGTCGCCGAGCGAATCTTCGACGCTATCTGTGTCAATAAGGGCCTTGTGGACGGCTACTGGCGAGCGATCGAACTCGTATCGGACCATCACGCCGGCAACGACTGTCTTGCCGTCTGAAGTCGTCAGCGATTTCGTTGGTAGACTGATGGTCTGAATGTTCGCCGGCCGGGCGTAGTAGTTGGTCCAGAACGGCCAGATCAGCCGGAGCCCAGGCCGAAGCACCTTGACCCGAGTGCCGCGTGTCACAGTGACGCCGATCTCGGTACACTCAAGGTGCTTGACCTGCGGAATCCATTGGCCGATCCATTCGGCGAGCTGGCCAATCCAAGCGAAAGCGCTGGTCATGCGGCGTCCTTCAGCCAATAGTCAAAGCCGAAAGGCTCGTTGATTCTTGGTGTACGCATTCGCTCCAAGCAAACTACTGTTTCCATGAATACATGCACCAGCGGTTCCTTGTATTTGGCGTGCAGTGTGTTCCATGGCCTCGGGAACAGTACAGCCTCGCCTCCATGCTTACGGAACATCTCCACATTCTCGTCGCTGTCGTCGATCAGTATTCGGCCTACCCTAGCTAGCAGGTGCTTTTGCGGGCCGACAAGGAATTGCCTGTGTAACCATCTCGGGCAATGCCTCTGAATCCATTCCGCCTTACCCGATAGACACTCAGGGTCGCTGACAGAGCTAGTCAGTATACAGATGTTTTTTCTGCCGACCATTGCTTCGCAGAAGTTGAGTAGCGGCCAGAACTCCTTTGATTTCGGCGCCTGGGCCCAAACGTCTGGTCCATTGAGTTCACTCCATAGCCTCTCGGTATCGAAGTATAGCTCTTCGTGCAGCGCGTTCGCTGCCTGCGTGAGGTCGAAGCCCCATTTCGGGTCGTACTTACTGAGGGCGCCAGGCGTAACTGGGCAGCCAAGCATCTGGAGCGCGTGCATCGAGAACTGGTTGAGTACGTCATCTAGGTCGATGAAAATGCGTTTGATCATAATGTGTCTCCTAGGCGGCCCTTTTGTCTTCGCGGATACAGCAGTGGCAGCTCGTATCGTGTGAGCCTTGGTCTGCCATCTCGTCGCCGTATTGGCATGGAGCCGGAGGGATAGTACACGGCAGGGCCGCTAGCTCATGCAGGATAGCGAAGGCATTGAAGACTATCGCGCATGCTGCCTCACTCATGTTGATTTCATGGCCGTCCTTGCGATCGAAAGCGATATGGCCTCGGTTAATCTTCCAGAGGTCAACGGTATGCCGGAGTAGCGACTTCACGCACTCCTTAATCGGTATTCCCTTTTGCCAGCTATCGCTGTCTCGCTTCTTGCCGTCTGATTGGATGCGGTGTTTATGCAGGTACTCAGCGTACGTTTCTAGTGCGATGGGACAAATGAAACCTTCGTAATCGAGCTTGTCGTCGCTGTTGTCGCGGGTTGCCCCGCTAGAGAAAGTTCGCATGGTCATAGTGCTGGCTTCTGGGTGAGCGTGAAATACTGGAATGATACGCCGCCATTAGGTCTCTTTGCGTTTGTGACAGTGAGAATTCCGGCCCTAGCTAGCGATCTGAGCGCTTTTTCTGCCTTTTCTGGGCCCTTAAAGGCTTGCAGTCCTCTCTGTAGTTCGCGAATGGTTACTCTCCCTCCCTTCTTCATCCGTATCCACGCTAGTAAGTAGTTCTGGTTATGAACGACAGGTGTTCCGGCTGCTTCCTCAAGCGCTGCCCTCCATTGCTCAACTGTCGTATCTAGTTTTCCACCGTCTTTCATGCTGCTTTCCTCACTGGCGCAACGGTAGGCACCTCAACCGGATCGCGATTCAAAGTCCAGAGGCAGTGGCGCGTGTAAACGTCCTCGTCTCCAGAGCGAACAAGCGTACCGCCGATTTGCGGCAGCGTTTGTCGGCCACCGACGATCCTGAAGACAAATGGTGTCTTGGCTTGCCAGCCGGCCGTGGTACAGGCCGTAGCGAAGCCGTGAGCCGACTGGATTCGCGTTTCCACGTTTCGGTGGCGGTGGCTACGCACAATCACGTCGGGGTGCCTGTCGCCCCAGCGTGCTGCTTCAACGAACGCCTGCTCCAGCTCCTTGTGGACGGCCGTGGTTTCGTACGCGAGGCTCCCGGCAGTACCGATATGATGCGTCAGATGCACCAAGCCGACGCCGATCTCGATCCATAGCTCCCACCTGGCGAACCTGCCATCGGCGTCGGGGATCGCTCCGAGGCTCTCCGCGAGCTGTTCCTCGTTCTCGCCAGACGGCCCGACATGCGCCTCTGTGCCGCGGATATGGTAATATCGCCCCTCGCATGCCTTTACGACAGGCTTCAGGACTTGCCTTGCAATTCGCGCCTGGTCGGCTAGGTTCTGTGAGACATGAGTGACGGCCCGGTGGTGCCGCCCATCGATGGCGTCGCCATTCAGAACGACAGCGAACGGCTCGCCGCGTGTCACCCGCGGCACCCAGTCGTTCCAGAATTCCTGCCAGCGCTTCCAGACATCGGCCTGAACTGGCGTATGATTGTAGATCGCTCCATCGTCGAGTATGACGGTCGGCGGACATAGGCCGAGCCTGCATCCGCAGTGCAGATCGGACACGACAATCAGGTTCGTGAGTTTTTCAGGCTGCTTTTTTCTCGACATTGAACTCCTCCTCAATAGATGCGTCATCGTAGTAGTAAGCCCATGGCCGGCATAACACACACGGCCAGTAGTAGACAAGTCCTCCGCATTCTGGGCACCGGCGCTTCACTCGTAGTTTGTAGGGTATCGCGGGCTTACTGCGTTTTCGTATCGCCGGGAGTCTGCTGATTTTGTGGACTACCCCAACGCTAACATGGAACTCCCTTGCAATATTCTCGAAGGTATTCCCTTCCTTTAGCGCCTTGCGAATCCCCACTTCTTTCCAGAGTGGCAGCATTACTGTATCCTACCGATCCATAACTCAACTCTCGGGTGGTCGCAATCGATCCCGAATTCCGGCCGCTCGCGCTGCATGTGCGTATGATCGTCGTCTGGTAACAGGCCGGCATCCACTATCCCGTCGTAGGCAGCCTTCAGGGAGGCGATAGCGTTGTCCTCGTCGCGGCGGCGCTTGGTCGGGAAAAAGAACCTGGGGGTCACAGATGCCTTTATCCATGGTGTGAGCCGCTCTGCCTCAGTGGCCTCGCGTGCTAGCCGGCGATACCGTTTGGCTGCCGCTGCCTTCTTAAATCGCCCGCCTGGCGTGGCTACGGCGCAATTTGGCGATAGGACTCTCGGCGGCAGCGGCAACACGACCACGATCGACTCACCCATTCTTCTGGCCTTCTAAGTACGCCACATAATTGCCGGCCGTCCAATAGATCGTTGGTGGCCTGCCGTGCTTTCGTTTTGGACCAGGCTCCGATACGAGAATGTCAGCGTCGAGCATGTCGGCTATGTATCCATTTCGCGCCTTTTGATTCAGATGTTGTGTTCGCCTTGTGATTTCACGTTGCCTGCATCCGTTAATGCCGTGTTCTTCGACGATTCTGGCAATCTTACGCTTTTCAGCATCGACGCTGCATACAACCATCTCTGGGGCGATTGTATGCATGAATTGCCAAATGAGAAGTGAGATCAGATTACAGGCGTACTCTGCGACTTGCCAGGTGATCTCAGGGTGCTCGTAATTGAGGCCGGCAGCGATAATCAGCGCGACCTTACGGGCGTTTTCCTCTGCCTTGAGCCAGAGGTATTTCGACCGCTTGTCTTTGGCGCCAATTTCCCTGGCTGTATTGTCTAGGCTGATGAGCAGCCGCTCTGCCTCGTCTGTCGAGGGCACGAATAGCTGCGTCGGCGGCTGAAGCGTGGCTGAGTTCGCTCCGCCATGGACGACCGCATAGGAGTCTAGGTCTTCGTTCTTCGGCTTGATTCGTCGCCTGAACCATTTGGAGACCAGCTCACAAACCTCTTTGGGCGGCGGATCGTTGCACCTGTCTCTGGATTTCGGCGGCTGATTATCCTCGACGCGGAATACCAGGCACCGCGATAGCCAGCCATCAGACAACTCGCTCTCAGAGATGCCCTCAAGGAACCTGTCTGGAGTAGAGCTGCCGTAGATGCAACAGCAGGGCTGGATGATGCGGCGCTGCTTCTCGGCGTCGGCGTACTCGCGACCTGTGAACGTCGAACCAGAAGATGAGTACAGGCGCATCAAAAGCGGTACGACACCTGTTTTGTGCGTGTCTCTGTTGGCTTTTAGGCTACGAAGTAGGAAGCCGATCTCGTCCCAAAGAAAGAGCGTCGCGGGGAATCGATGTATTCGTTCTTCGATACCAGCGTCCGAGGCCACCGTCTCGCCGCCCAACAAGTCCAGGGCGCCCGCTTGTAGGCAAAGCTTCCGGATTTGCCCAGGCGGCCAGTTCTTACCGGAGGATGAATCACCAACACCCATACAGTAGAGATTGGTCCTCGCGCCAGTCTTTTCTGTGACCTTTCGCCCAAAGAGCGAACCACAGAACGCGAGTGCGCAGCCAAGGGTAAGAAATGGCTGTCTGCATAGGGCCGTGGAGTTGATCCAATCGCATATTTCGCCGACCAGACCGGGGGGGCGCATTAGGTCGTTTTGGTTGATATCTTCTAGGGGCGTGACCAAACGAGCGGGAAATACACTCCTGCCGGCTAGAATTTGCTGCTGACTCTCGCGATGTGCCGCTAGCATCTCCGCCGCTCCATCGCGGACTTCCTGCGGGACCTCGCCGCGAAGATGTGCGTACTCCGGGTCATTGAGAATCCAGAGATACGGCAGGTCGCTCGGCGGATGCTTTCGGGCCTCTGTGATCTTACGAACGAAATCTCTGTAGTCCTTCTTCTCTTGGAGATTCCATGGCGGCGTACAGAATGGGTTGTATTGCCGGGAAAGGATGTCGAACGCCTGGCTGTCCGAGAGCCCAATGCCGTTGACCATGCACTGCGCGGCCCAGAAGAGCTTGTCGTGTCCGCCTTGACCCTGAAAGGCTGGCTCGCAATGCTGGATGTACGCCTCGGCAATTTGCATCTTCACGTCGTCCCTCACACCAGTGGGGTCGAGGCGAGGCGACTGGGAGATCGGTGGCGCAACCCACGGCGCCTTCTCCGCCGGCCGCATGAAGTCGGGGAACTCGGCGATCTCGATCTGGCCGGGCCCCTGGTCCGGCGCCCAGACGTACCGGCCACCGTTCGGATGGATGGACGGACACGCGACCACGTAGTAGCCATCGCCTCGAATGTCGATCCCTGGCCGGAAGGAGTTCTTGTTCTTCGGCGGGTCGTCAGTGCGGTAGAAGGCGTGGAAGCCGCCTCGCGGAGTGTCCTGGCGAACGGTTTCCGGGAGTTCGTCGAACTCTTCCAGTGAATCGTAGCCGTTGACATCGCCGGCCTCGGTCACGTCCACATCAACCACGTAGACTCCGCTCTCCTTGCCGCACGCGATTGCGACGTTGAACTGCGGATTCTGAGCCCACCACGCTTTGATCTGCTCAAGGTTGGTAGTGGCGTCTTTGACGCCGTGTGGAGTTGCCGGAATCTTCTGTTTCGGTCGGCAGGGCAAGACGCGCCAGCCTAGCTCGGCGTACTTTAGTGCTGCCTCAAGGAACTCGGTCATCCTAAGACCTCTATTTTGTCTGGTGAAACTATGGTTTCTGCGTATCGTTTAGCATCTTTGAAGTGATTAAACTTCCTCGTGGTTTTCCACCCAGGATGCTCGATTACATACCAGTGAACGGCTCCAATCATGCTGTGTCTTTGGATTGTTATCGAGTCAACTATGTCGCTATCTTCGCTCATGCTGCCTGCGCCTCTTTGACCGGCTGGTTGTAGTTAATCACCTCGAACCACTTCCCGTTTCGACGAACGGTTACTGTCTTCGTCCATTCAAGTAGCTCCTGCGACAGAAAGAGGTTTTCGAGCGCCTTGTTGACCGTGATTGCTGACGGCGACGGCCCAAATCGACGACGCCACCACTGTTGCGCTTTTCCGCCGGCATACCCAGGGTGATCCAGGCATACCCACTCCCTGTACATAGACAGCCCACACCGATATTGCACGCAGATCGAATCAGGCGAACCTGCCTTCGCGTGCCGCCTGACGTGGACGGCATCGACCTTGTGAACCTCCGGCTCAGTCGAGAGGATTGAGCGATCCGACGCCTTCTTGTCGTGCATCCGGCGTTCGCGCTCCTGCTGGTCCAGTCGCTCGATCTCGCGCTTCGGAATCTCCCAGCCGCAGGCTGGGCAAGCTCGGATCGCACGAGAGAACGATTCCCGGCATTGCTGACAGATAGCCATTACCGTCGCCTCGCCGCCCACGAGATCGATCGGGCCGTGCTGCTCAATGCAGTTGGCGAAGTCCAGGATAAGGCAGTCTTGCTTGTTCTCATGGACCCGCAGGCCGCGTCCGACCATCTGTGAATAGAGGCCAGCGGAGAGTGTTGGACGCAGGAGCACGATACAGTCAACGTGCCGAGCGTTAAAGCCTTCCGTGTAGACATTGACGTTGCAGATAGCGTGTAAACGCCGTTCCTTAAACGCCCTGACAATCCTGTCTCGGTCGTCCTGTCGCGTCTTGCCGGTGACGACCGGCGCACAGATTCCATGATAGTCCAGCTCCCTGCTGACCTTGTGGCAATGCGTGACATCGACGCAGAAGAAGACGACGGCCCTGCGCTGCTCTGCCTTGATGATTCGCGCAGCTTCGGCAACGGCCTCTCGAACGAGTAGCTCGCGATTCGTCGCCTCAGCCAGGCTCTTTAGGACGTACTCGCCGCCGGCCTTACGGACTTCCGTGAGATCAGGCTGCGTCACTGCCACCTTGGACCGTAGGTGGCACAGGTAGCCGTCGTGAATCAGGTCGGGGATCTTGGCTTCATAACAGATGTCCGTAAGAATGTGGTCCTTATGGCAAAGCTGGCCGCCGTCCATCCGAAACGGGGTTGCAGTCCAGCCAATCACCTTGAGTTCTGGATTGAATCGCCGGCTCCCATTGATGAATGTCCGGTACTTTCCCTCGCCCTTGAATGGGATGCGGTGTGCTTCATCGACCATGATTACGTCCCATGGCGGGAATTCCCCGGCTTTCCGGTAGACCGAATCGATCGAGGCGTACAGAATCCTCGCATCCCAGTCGCGCTGCTTTAGGGCTGCCGAGAAGATGCCGATATCCAGCTCAGGGGCGATCGCCCGAAGCTCGTCCACGTTCTGCTGAATCAGCTCCTTGCGGTGAGCGAGGATGATACACCGGAACCACGGACATCGCTCCGACCAGCTCTGGATCGCCCAGGCTATCAGCAGGCTCTTACCGGCTCCGGTCGGCAGGACCGCGCAGGGATTGCCTTCCTGCTCGCAGATAAATCGGTGGAGCGCTTCGAGGCATTCAGCCTGGTAGGGGCGGGGCGTCAGCAACGGCAGACATCCTTCGGCACGAGGAGCACGCCGTCAAACATGGTCATCACTGCCCAACTCCTTGCTTGATTCCTTAGCTGAAGTCGTAACCGATTTCTTCAATATGCAATGGCTGCTCGCGCCGGCCATCCCCGCCTGTCGAAATCACGGTGCAAACAGGCGGACCCCAGCAAGTCTCTAGGTTGATTACGTCGATAATCGCTTCCCTGATTTTTCTAATAAGAATGGGCATACTCACTTCGCCGCACTCAACCATTGGCCAGATGTGCCCTAGCGTAATATCGAATCGCATCTCGTTGTGACCAACTTGCGTCATTCAACTCCCTCCCTAATCTCCCCGAGTCCGCTATCACGCCAGACGATCGCCAGGCGACCGCCCTCGTACTCAATAACGCGGGCCTCGAAGTTGTTACAGGTAGCCAGCGGCTTCAGTTCCATGGGGTCCTCTTTGTACGTCGCCATCCATTGCTCCTTGATCTGTTTGGCGGGGCCCTTCCAGATCGTTCGCGAGTCCTCCTCCGGGTACCGCGACAGGATGTCGTCGGCGCAGTAGTCGGTCGGCTTCGCACCGAATTGCTCGCACGCCGCCTGGACGGCGCCATCCATTATTGCATCAGCCGGGGTCGTGATGAGCGCTTCGCTACTTATGCAGCCAGGTCCGTTTCCGTGTCGAAACGTCTTTCCGTCTTCTACTATGAACTCAACTCGCGCATTTCCGAGATCGTCTGTGTCGTAGGCGCCGACTTCCGCAAACATCACCAGGTCAGGAATCAGTAGATGGTGCTTACACGGGCTTACATCGCCGACTAGCCGCATGACGTTGCCATGCTTTTCGCAGCGCCAGTGGGCATTACCGCGATCGGTTAGTGGCGTGGCCCAGCAACATTGTCGGCATGAGAGGCGCGGAAGTGGAACAGCCGGCTCCGGCGCTGTGGTACCCCAGCAGATTGCCTTGGCGTCACAGAACCGACACTGGTAGTAGTCTGGCCGGCTGGAAATGCGAGAGGGCGGCTTCGATAATGCGATAATACGCAGAGCCTTTTCATAGAGATCCGTAGCGAACGCCTTGTCGTAACGGACTCGCTCTGCGTAGATTTCGTCCGTGTCCTTATTGACGGCCAGGTAAAGCGCCCTCCGCATGCCGGTCAGGTGCATCTCGATCTGCACCTGAGCGAAGTGTTTCGGGTGCGCTTTTTCGAGGCCATCTCTCCTGAGCTTCGCAAACGACTTGGCATTATGCGTCTTGTACTCGACGACATGCCAGGTCTTCGGGGCCTCGGGGAGCCCGAGGCCGCAGCCGTCCATGTAGCCCTTCAGATGCCCGCCGTGACCCAGGACAAGGAATTGCCGGCCGGTCCGCTCGTCGATGACGTGAACTTCGCACCCGATCGCTCGGAGGTCGGTGGTTAACCTCGCCTCTTCGAGGTCTCCTCGCTCGAAGAGGCGGTACATGCGACCATCGAATTGCGGTTTGAAGCACTGGCGAAACGAGTACCAAAGATAGCGCTCACATGGATGACCGAGAAGCGAGACACTAAGCGTCTGGCTCATGTAGCCGTTGTCGCCTTGTGCCTTGTAATGGTCGTAGATCGCCTGGACGGTCTTCGTTTCTTTTGGGAGTGCGTCTTCGATGTCGCCCATTCTTGGTTATTCCTCGTAGAGAACGCGCATGTGACACATGCATGTGTTACCATCAAACTTCAGCTTTTTCATGGTCTTGCGCATTCCGCCGGGAAGTTCGGCTGAAAACATGATATTGGAATCATAAACAGCATCACCGTCGAGGAGGCTAACGTCAAGCTCATGTCCATCGTAAGACCTTATGAGTCGTACGCGAATTGATCCAGCTTGCCGCTTATGTGAGAATTCAAACCAGAGACTATTCGCTGTATCTGGCACCTCTATATGTTTTTTGAGCCAGTTCAGTGATAGCCTGCGAAACAGGCGTTCAGTCGGCATGTACTTGCCTGTCGCTGTCGAATAGAACATGCCATCATTGGCGTCTCGCTTAAACTCCTTAGTAATCACGGTGTCGTTCATCGTTTCTCTCCTCTAATTTCACGGAGCCACGTTTCTCTTCTCTAATTTCACGTAGCCACCAGCCAAATGCTGTGCCGCAGATGAACTCAAAGATTCCGATCATCAAGACCACTACAATGACAAAGATGTGTTCGCTCATTGTTTTGGCTCCCTTCGCAGCTCTGCGGCACGCTCCTTGGAATCGGCGTACAGGCCGGCAAGTCCTATTTTGCACAGCTCAGATGCAGTGTATTCGCCTTCTCCTCGCTTCACTCGCGGCATTCCGATTGACACTCCTGGGAAAATATCCATGATGGTCGCGGCGTCCTGGAGCGTCACATTGGACAACCACACCTTCCTGTTCTTCTTACTCATTGCTTACCCTTTACGGTTACAGAGGTTTTAGCGGGCTTCACGCTGACGTGCTCTGCCATCGCCCTCCATGCCGCAGGGGCGTTGTCGCGGTACCAGCGATAGCCTGCCACGTCTAGTGTGTGCGTTGTCTTCGAGTTAATCGGTATGTGATACCGATTGCCGTCTACGAGGCCCTGCTTGTTAAGGGCAGACCTGATCCCATCGAAGTCGGCGCTGTAGAGCAGGCTCCGCTTGACCGTGAGCTTGAGATCGCCTACCGAGAACGTCTTTTGGCCTTCTTCGGCGGTCTCGACGAGCGCAGCAATCTTCTCCTCGGCCTCAATCCGCGCCTGCTTTGCTTCCTGTTCTTTAGTCTTGGTTTCCAGTAGGTTATCGACGAGCTTCGCGAGTTCGAGGTTTTGTTTCATAGATCCAACCACGTCGAACTGGTCATTCTGTTGGGTACTCATGCTACCGACAACTCCTCGAATTCAAATGGGGTTTCCAGGGCGTCGTGAATCGAAATCTGCGGGCCGTCCATTGAGCCAGCGTCAGTGTGTCGTTCATCGGGTCAAACTCCTCACTTAAAGGCGTTCAAAAGGAACCAGATGGCAGTGGCTATAGTCGTGATAGTCAAGATAACCCCAACGAAATAACACCCCATTACTGCCAGTATTGTCTTCCGTCCAAATTGCGTAAGCCGATCCACACGCTTATCAAAATCCAGAAAAGGGTCTCGTGCCATTGCGATAGTCCTCGTAGATGGAGAAAACCCGCGGCGGGGCGCAGCCGTGCCTTCGATCATCGCTCAGCGTGTCGAGAGCCACGCCCTTCCGCCGCGAGCAACAAATGGATTAGGCGGCGCGTCTTGCCGTCTCCCATGGCGGCAGACCAGCCGGTGCGGTTCGGGCCTGCACTGGAACAGTGGCCGGCTGCGACGGGGCTCCGGGGCCGGCATGCGTGCCGTACGCCTCGACCCCCGGCGCCGCCGAGCCCGCGGGGAGCGGGGCGGGCCCGGCGGCTTGCGGCGCGGCAACAGGGACAGGAGCGGGCTGAGCGGGGGCCGGGAGGCCAGCATCGCCGGTTTGCGGCTGGGCCTCGCTGGGCGCCTTGTATTCGCGAACGACGTTCTGGTCGCCGTAGTTTTTGTCGTTCTTCACGGCAACTTTTGCGGCGACAACCTGATTAAGAAGTTGCTCGGTGGCCCTGATCTTCTGGCCGCCAAGGGCCCGGCCGAGAGAAGCAAGGGCTTTCATACCGATCTCGACGCACTGGACGTTAGGATTCGCCAGATTGATGTTATCCCAGAGCTTCCGGCCCTTGAATTGGCCATCGAGCACCTGGAGAGTCAGCTTGAGGTAGCTGCCGTCACCCTTCTTTGTTTCCCTGATCTCTGCCTGCTCGATCAGCACCGGGTAATCACCCGGCGGAAGCGGATCGAAGCTACTGGACGGCTCCACAGCCATCGGATCGAACTCGTGACCGCCAAAGACAGCTTGGATGTCACCGTAATCGTCGAAATTCATAGTGGTCTCCTCGTGGGTGTGTTAAGCGATGTCGTGAATCGCTCGAATCGCCATTGCTGCTACCTGTACAAGCTCTTTCCTGAGTTCACGTAGATCGTGCTTCTTCTTCTTGACTTCATCCCAGAATTCATCAAGCTCTTCTAGGATGATTCCGTATGCCTCATGTGGCGTAACAATTGGGCCGTGAAGCTTTGTTGCCCTACCGAATTCAGCTTCGACTTCGCAGAGTATTGAGATAATATCGATACTCACCGTGATAACTCCTGCGGTTACATTGCCGCTACAACTGCGTTCTGGAAAGCCTCCCATGAGAGAGGCAGCTCATAGGGGAGGTGGCCGTATACGCCTCGCCCGCCGCCGGGATGCGATGGGCGCTTCTGAGTGAAGAGGAAACGGGAGCCAGGGGCGATCTCAATACCGGTCTTCTTCACGTTATCTTTGTGGAAGCCGAGCTTCTCGTGCCTGACCACGACCTTTGTATTCGCGAACAGGATGCAATCGGCCCAGCGATAGAGAAGGTTGGCTGTCTTTTCGTGAACGTCCCATTGGTATCTGTCGTACGACTCGCCTTCCGGGTCGTCAAACCGACCAACTTTGACGTGCCCGATTAAGATCGAGGTCATGTTGAGACGCGCACGAATCGAATCGAGCCACGCTGTAATGGACCGCCAGGTGCTAAGGGCCTGCTCGCGACCGCGACCGAAGCCGCCGTCCACATCCGAGAGGCTCTTGACGCCGGCCCTTTCACATAAGCCCTCCTCGATCAACGCCTCAAGCGTACTCGCGGAGTCGATAACGACGGTCTTCCAGTCATTTTCTTGATCCCGTGTCGTTTTCAGCCAACCAAAGACATCGTTTACTGAGTTGCAGACCGGGGTTTTGGCTACGTCGATTTCGTCAATTCCTTCCTCGCCCTTGATAGGCAGGAACACCGGGTTATTGGCTCCGGCGGCAAACGTGCTCTTCCCAATCTTCTCAACGCCAAGTAGGATGATTCGCGGTGCCCGCATGATTCGGCCGGCTGAAATTTCGCTTAGATCGTAGGCCATTCGTCTTCCCCTTGTTCTTCTTTTTGTTCTTCTTTGTGTTCCCAGATCGTCAGTCCATCCAGGTCGTCTGTTCCGTAGTCGTCGTCAAGCATCCGCCAACCGTCTTCTAGTCGTTGATTCCACATTTCTTCGCTCCTCATGGAATTCGTCTCCGCCTATGCCGCCGACGAGGCGGCTGATCCACTTGGCGTTCCTTCCGCCGGGCAGCAATGAAAAGAAGGAGGTCGGCCTCGTCAACGCGGATACTCTGCCGCTTGCCAGACGAGACGTTTACGTGCGCCAGATGCCCGCCGCCAATCAGTCGGCGAACCGTGTGCGTAGAGACGGCGAGTTGCTCGGCGACCTGAGAAAGTGTGAGAAGCATGATAGGATCGGAGACGAGTATCGAAGGGTCGATACTTCGATCCTATCAGGTCGGTGCGTCACATCTGTGACGTGATCGCGTCACAAATCAAGAAAGGACTTCTTCGATAAGAATACCGCCGTTTCGCGTGAGAACCGCGAGTGGAATGTCGGCGTCAAGAAGTCGTGTTGAGAGTCGCGAGCATGTCTTACGTATCGTGGCATCGGAAACATTACGATGCCATACGGCGTCCTGGGCCTCCTCGAAGCTCGTGCGACCATGCTCGTAGATATACTGAAGAAGACCGAACTCTTTATTCCAGAGCCGAGCACTCTGGCTGCCATGGTGAACAGTGCGTGAATTCTTAGCGAAAGAGAGATGCGGCCGACTGGTATTTGCGCTGGCAAGATGCGAGTCAGGAATGTCAATCAGGAGCATCCCGTCGTCACGGCGTATCGAGGTCCGCAGAAACTCAACGGCCTCGTTGTCCGTTAAGGCGAATTGCATTCAGGCGCAGAATCAACGCAGAAGTGGGGAGTCAAGAACAAAAAAAGGCGGCCCGAATGGGCCGCCTACGGTACCTGTCAGATTGGCGGGCCTAGGCCCTTTAGCTCAATATCCAGTTCGCAGCCAAGGGCGCGAGCCACAGCCTCGATCGTACTTAGCTTAACGTCACCTGGGCTATCGCCGAGGAGATTGCAAATCGTACTTTCGGCGAGTCCAGTCCTGGAGGCGAGTTCGCGCTGAGAGATGTCGCGTTCAAACATCTCTCTCCGGATGGCACGGCGAAGTCGAGGCGGCATAGGCATTTGGTACGACGCTCCATTTTTCATGTTGCGACCTTCTTCTCTAGCATACATCGCAACAGGCTTAGTGTCAAGGCAAATTCCGTTAGCCTCCATTGAACAGCCAATTCCGCACTGTGCCGGCGACGACTGCTAGCCTTTCTAGCTCTTGGAGATTGAGTTGCGAATAGACACGTTTCTGGAGTGACTTGTTCGTGTGCCCCATCGTTAGATCGATCATGGCCTGATCTGGCACGAGGTCCACAACGGTCCCGTACGTGTGACGTAGGCTCCCTAGGCTCACTGCCCTGGGGCGATCCCCGATTGAGTCCAGTAAGAGGCTGAACGACTTTAGTAGCACAAGGCCCCCACGTTTCCCGTAACCCTCCCGCCACCTGGACAGCAGTAATCGCTGCTCAAATGAGTTGGCCGGCCTGCGATGGTTGTCCCGGTAATCCCGAATCGCCTCCACTGTCTCCGGCCACAATGCTGCCATCCGGCGCTGGCTGTTCTTGACGCGCCGGAAGTCGTGGTAGGGAATCTCGCCGTCCAGGTGCAGGCGATCCATAGGGATGGCGACAGTATCTCCTGGGTAGAAACCGCAGTTGATCCCAAGAAGAATCGCGACCTTCATCTTGGGGTTTGCACGATCCATCGCCGTGAGAATCAGCTCCCGGTCCAGGAAACGACAGGCACCATTCTGCTCTTGCTCGGCCTCGATGGCATTGAGCGGCGGCGCCACGAACCGCGGGCCGTAGCGAATTTCCCGATCGATCATCCCCATCTGCCGCCCCCAGTTGAAAATGACCTTGATGGCAATAATGAGGTTCTTCTGGGTCCGCAGGCCGCGCCCGGATCGCTCCAGGATGCTCTGAAGCACGGTGAAATGCTCGGGCCCGATAGAGCTAACAGGCATCCCGGAGAGGCGAGCGTCGTCGAACAACTTGCCGGCCACAGCGTAACCTGATCGCGACCTGAACTTCATCCGGCCGGCGGCGATCCTGCTGTCCACATCAGCCAGGTGCCTGGCGGCCAGCTCGCCAACAGTCAGGCCATCATTCCAGGTCGGCGGCTCCAGGCCAGCTTCGAGGTATTCTCGTTCGCTGTCCCAAAGCTTGAGCGCGGCTTGCGGGTCGTCGAGCTTACCGAAGTAGTGAGTCTTCCCGCGGATCTTCTTCGACCAGCGACCGCTCGGGTGGACGGTTAGTGGGTAGCTCGGGTGCCCCTTCTTCCAGGCTCGATACTCTCGCACTCGTCTTTGCATTACTGCATTCATCGCAATTGCATCCCGATTATCAAGTGTACCTTGTTTTGGCGGCAGTCTTTCCTTGATTGACTACCACTACAGAACGGCTGGGTGTCAAACGGGTGTCTTTCGTTGTTTAGCCGACTTGCCCGGTTCACATAAAGCCTTGTTTGTCAACAGGTGTCGGCGCACCATTCAAGTATATCCTCCGATCCCAACACCTGCAACTGTTTTCTTTGGCATTACAGTAAAGTGCTTGTCACACAAAGACTTACGGCGACGGCCTGAATCGCCGTAAGTGACAGAAATGAGCAGATTTTGCCAGGTACCGGGTGTCTTGACACCCGCGCTGTTTGCTCGCCGAATAGCGCGCTATTCGGCATCAGGCAGTGTGAGATTAGCGGCAATCCAGTCTTCAATGAACTCCTTGGTTGCCAGGTGAGCGGTGTCACGAACAGACTGCCAGTTTCCGTGAGTTGAGCGATATTGGCGAGACGCCCAGGTCGTGGCCGGCAGCTCGCGTGCGACCCGCTCACGGTCAACGCTTCGCTCGAACTGACCGAATTCAACGAGTCTGGCGTTGAGTCGCCCAAGCATCAATATCGGTGCGTCGGCCGCTGAATCATACGCGGAAGTGGCTTTGATTCCGACAAGCCGCAGCCTAGCTATAACTTCGGCTATCAGTTGGTCTTTCTGCTTTGCATTCCCGTCATCAATCCACACAGACACATGTTCAAGGCCACGAAGCCGATGACGATTCAAGTATACAGAAGCGTTTTCCTCTGCCGGTGCGAAACGCGTAAACACTGCAACGAGCACGACCACTATCAATACATACCGCCTCATGTCGTCGCCTCTTTCTTGGGTCATTGCCCCACTCAAGTATACCGCGCAAAGAATGAGCCGGCCAATCGTTGGCCGGCTCGAAATCCGGACGAGCTGGAATGTCTGTGTCAACGATCGCGGCCAACGAGTGCCGTGATTAGATCGCGAGTCTCCTTGCGCTCCGCCTCCAGCGTCCGAAGGAATGCCTCCCGCTGGTCCTTCAGGGCCGCCGTGTGGGCCGGGAAGGTCTTAGTTAGCAGATACCAGACGACGCTCCCGAGGATCGCCAAGGCGCCGCCCTGGACGACGAGCGGAGCGAGTCCGGCCGCCGGGCCCGCGGCGTCCGCGGCGGCCAGCAAAGCCGTAGATGAGAGGACGCTGTAGGCTGCGAACCGCATTAGGGGCCCTCCTCATAGAACCTTCTCAGCTCATCCGCCGAGCGTACTCCCGACAGCGTATCACCTTTTCGATTGACATAAGCAGGGAGAGCGCCAATATCATACAACTCAGCAAGAACAGTGTTGTGATCATAGTCGAGCACCTGAATCCCGAGGCCAGAGTCAATGAGTCCCTGGATGATCCCCTTAGCTTCCTTGCAATGATTACACCAATCGGCAGTAAAGAAGTATCCGAGCATATCCTCTCGGCTGCCAATCAATTCGACTTCTTTTACAAAGTCCTCACACCGAACGGCATAGCCGGTACTCTTTCTGTCGGAACCCCAGAGGATACCAACGATCTTACCGTCCATGAAAATGCCTGAGCCAGATCGTCCACCTTTTGGTGGAGGTACAAACGTAAAGCTCGTAACGCCTCCATTGTAGTTCTTGGACATGCCAACTTCTCCGAGTACGTGACCCTCGAATAGCGATTGCCAGCTCAGACCAGGGCAGCCAACAGATATAATCACGTCACCAGATTTTACTCCTTCTCTTGCGACCGGGATTGCGTTAGGCAGTACCTCAAATAGCTTGCGCTCCACAGTGAGTACGGCGGCATCAACTTTCAGAACGCGCACGACTTTCGCTGGGTACTTCTTACTGACTACTCCGTCCACCCAGAACTCGACTTTGGCCGTCTTGTTGCTTCCGGCGACGTGTCGGCACGTCAGGATATAGACGAACTGCTCATCGATCTTAAAGCATGTACCGGAACCACCGCTGTTTCCAGCGTACACCCGGCAGCAAGCATCGAGATAGTAGCCGTACTCGTCAGTCGGGTCTTCGACCGGCGGCGCTGGCTCCACGGGAGTTTCCACGGGAGTTTCGATCTGCCAATCTTCGACTGGCCACACATCACTATTGTCTGGGCAGCCGGCGAAAGCCAGCACAGCCAGCACCCAGACAGCCAGAAAAAGCCTCTTCATCTGCCCCTCCTTTCTTATGCAGCGGTACGCAACTGACGACGCTCACGAAGCATCTTCAGCAACACCTGGGCGGCCTGGATTGCGAAGAGAATCCACATCGGATTGAATGCGCACTTTTCAATGCCATTCTTTGTGGCCGTAAGCTCGATCTTCGCAGTCAGCGCATCAAGCGCATCCCAGACTTCGGCATTACTCAGGACTTGCTCAACGAACGCGAGCGCTTGGTCGTCCAGCTCAGTCACCGAATACTCGGCGAGCACTTGCAGCGTGTCCACGACAGCCATCGCCCATGGGCGGACTTGCTTCATGTCACGGAAATCATCCGGCGTATCCATCAGCGCACGAATCGGAATGCGGCGAACAATGTTCAGTAGTTGCAGCAGTTTCATGGTGCTACTCCTCGGGGTTACTACAGGTTACCTAAGTTTCTCGCACGCTCCATCGCAGTGTTCCGCTTATATCCTTGCGTCAGCATTCGTGTGAATGCAGCCTTGGCAGCCTCATTGGCCGGCACATCCATGTCACGGAGGTACTGCCTGGCTGACTCGACTGTCTCTTTGGTCTTCGGGTTAATCCATCCACGCGGTCCGCGGATATTCCGGGAGGCTGTGGAAGCCTTCATGCCGATATGGTCACGGACCACCTTGGCTACGACCTCCGGGAGCCCGCTTGGGTCGGCCAGCGGATTCGGATACCGCTCTAGCGGTTCGCGGTCCAGTGCCTTACGCGCCAGACCCGTCAGGGCCAGATCGGTCACGCGGCGTTCCTCTGCGCTGCCGGCCTTCGCCTCATTCAACATTTGAGTCATCAGCGAGGACACTGCCTCGAAGCGACGCCATCGAGGTAGGTCTTCCTCTCGTTTTGGTTTGCCTCGCTTTTCCAGTAGCCGGTTCGATTCGTGGCGCTGAGCGAGGCGCCCGCGCTCGGCGTAGAAGTCGTCTACTGATTTTGCGTAATCCCCCCTGAATGTCACCTGTCCCAAACCAGGCACATCGCTCGCCGCCCACTCCTCCTCGCTGCCAGCCACTTTCTCGACCGGCTTAACTAACCTCCGGTACCCGCCGCCCGTTAGGCCGTCCGCTAAATGATCGATCTTCGCCGGGCTGAGATTCACACGTTCGCGGCTGTATTCATAAAGGAACATTGCAGCCTGCCTGGCGAGTTTCGTTGTGTGATCGTAGTATTGATCGACAGGTTCGAGTTTCTGGAGTCGTCTCGAAACAACTGGCCTATTGCCGAACGAGGAATAATTAAACATCGTCTCGAACAACGGCGTGATACCGGCCGGATAGTTATTCGGCAGCACTGTTCCGATAGCCTGCTTAAACCACCGCTCAATTGGCTCAGGGTCCTTCTCGTATATTGCATCTAGCATTCGCTCGATAGCCGAGTCAATGAGGCCCCATTCGTGTGGCTTCGGAATACGGACGATTGGGTTGCCATCTTCATCTGGGAACGTCCAGAACCCGTCCTGCCACTCGGGCCGCTCCCGGTAGTCGTCATCGTTATGCCGGAACCACCAGTAAGTCAGCGCTAGCGGGATACGATTCATCACAACACGCAAGGCTGTCCGCCCCGGATACTTTCTGAATGTCCTGACCGTCTTGTCGAAACCTTCGAGCTGAGCGTTCAGGAACGGGATGTAGTAGTTGAGATACCGGCCCCACTTGCCCATGCGCCGGAAATCCACTGTCACATCATGTGCGGCGTTGATCGCCCGAATAAGTACAGGCATCGGAGGTGTCTCGCCGCGCTTGGCACGATCAAGCCAGCCCTCGCGATGGAGCACCTGCGCGAACTCCGCGAGCCGGGAAGCAACCTCTGGCGTCCCGGCGATATTCAAGCCAGTCGCTAGGTAATCTTGGCGGCCGGCTCTAGCGCGGCGCACCCCTTTTCTGAGTCTGTCGCGGTCGAGGCCAGTGTAGGTGGATAGCTCACCGCCCATCCGCTTATAGAGTCGCACAACCGGATCGCCTACCTCTCCAGATGCGGCGCGCATTTCAGATAGGACGTAGGCCGTCGCCCAATGTGCTGGGTCGAATACACCACGTAGTCCCCTTTCTCCCTGTATCAGGAAAGTTTGCAGATCGCGTAGAGCGTTCGTGAGAATGAAGTCAGGATTGGCTCGCGTTGCCCCGATCTTGACCGCCTTGTTTAGTCCCCTGAAGACCCGCGTAACGATTCCGAGATTCTGAAGCGTATCGAGCCCGCCGAGTGACTTGTGCAGCTCCGGGTGTAGCTGGTAGAACTGCTGCTGCCCATCGATCATAATCCTGGCGATCGGCTCGCCGCTCTTATCAGTCATTAGATCCGGGCGCCAGACGGTTAGCGCAGTATACGGATTGACTTGACTGAGGATCGTGTCAATCTCTTCCTTAGTGAATCCGCCCTCCCCGAATTCGTCGGCCAGTATCCCGGATAGTTGATCCTTGATCTCACTGATAGTGAATTTCGTCGGCAGGTTCTTTGTCGGCACCCTCTCTACCCAGATACCGAGCCCCTTAGTTTCCCTGGCAACCCGCACGATCTTGTCGGTAACGACTTGCTTTGCCGCTCGCTCATAGAGCTGAATGGCCCGCGAGAGCGTCGCTTCAAGCGGATCAATGATTTGGAGGCCGCTACCACTACGGCCCCGGAGCGGCTTTGACAGGTCCACGAGTTTCCTGCCGCCGCCAACACCACCCCTGCGCCTTGCCCTGCGGAGCGGAATATACGTTTGATAGTACCCTTTGATTTTGGCGGCCTCTGCTACCTCAAGGGCACCTGAGTCAACCAGTACATCGATCAGAGCATCATTGAATGCCGTAATCTTCGCGGCAGCTCGCTCATACCTCGGATCGTAGAGTTGCTTCTGCGTCTCCTGGGCGTCCTGGAGAGTGATACCCGGATCTTTACCTTTACTCCATGACTCAACTGCGTGGCGTGCGTAAGCCCAGGCCACGAAATTCTCATAGTCCTCGTCATCCTCGATCTCGGCCAGCGCTTCGATGAGTGACGGGCCAATCATTTGATGGTCAGACAACCGGAAGACACCGTGCTCAATCGCATTTGCGGCGAAGTGCGGCCCAATCTGACGCAGCGCTGAGTAGTCCTCGAACGGGTCGGTTTCCTTGCCGGGTATATACCCGCGCTTCTTCGCCTCCTCGACGAACCTCGCGACCGGCCGACCCTCTTCCTTAATGCGAGTGTATAGGAGCTCTTTCCACTCATTTACACGCTTCTTGAGTGGCGGCTGTATCTCCGCCACGTCGCGGCCGGTCTTACTGATCTGCCCCTTCACTCGGCCGACTGCGCCAGCCCGGCGGTAGGCATCGAAGAGTGGCTTGGTTGCCACCATCTTCTGCTTGATATCGGGATGCTTGTCGAGCCATGCTTCGAAGTGCCGCGTGAACTCCGGCGCCTGTGCCCTCACATCGATGCCGCCACGAGCAATCTCAATCCCGCCGGTCAGGTAGCCGCGCAGGTACTCAGAAAGCCCTTCAGAAGCCCGTTGCTTCGTCTGGTCATAATCAAACTGCCCAAGCTCAGCCAGCGCTGCTTTCGGGATATCGCCCTTCAGGATTCGCGTCTCGGAGTCGAGGTAGTGCCCGATCGCCTCATGGACGGCCACGGCACCGGAAGCTTCCTCGCCGCGCGCCAGCCGGGCAACCTGCGGCTTCATCTTAAAGATGCCCCCGCGGCGCCCACCGACACGTCCCTCGCGGATCGGCACTCCCCAGATTTGCCCGATCCGGCGCACAACCTCACGAGCGCTGACCCGCTCACCAGTGCCCTTGACCTCGGCTGGGAAGTCATGTTCAATCGGCCCCACCTGACGAACCACCGCCGGCTCAGCCTCTTCTTGAGGGACTACGGCTGGCTTCTTGGCGGGGGTAGTAGTAACCTCCGGCGCGATCGGCTGCCCGGCCGCCGATTCCAAGGCCGCTGACTCTTGCTCAGTGGCCGCAGGCGGCTCGCTGGCGGCCTCCGCCCCCATGGCCGGCTCCTGAGTCGTCTCCGCCACCGGCGCCACAGGAGCCTCTGTGAGCTGCGTAGCAGCCTCCCTGACGGCCTTGAGCATCGTGGCAAGATGCTGCGTGACTTCCCGCCGTTGCTTAGCTGACTTCCCGGCTTCCGGGTCCATACCCCAGCGCTTCCAGGTCTTCCGGGATGGAGCCCGCTTCTCCTCCGCATGGGCGACAATCTCCGCTTCCCGTGCCGCGGCCCTCCGGCTCTGGGCGGCCCGCGCCACGCCGGGCGCCCCGGCCATGCCGACCGTAAGAACCGTCTGGACAGTGGTGTCCTCGACGATCTGGCGCAGGCTGTCCTTCGTGAGGCTCTCGGGGTCTACGCCGGCCACCTTGGCGGCGACGGCATGGCCGATCTCGGTCACCAGCTCCTCGGGGACCTCTTCCGCGACGGCCATACCCATCCGCTTCAGGGCCTCACGGACCCCGGATGCCACGGCCTGCTTACCGGCCACCAGGGATTCAGTACCACCTAAGCCGACCCGCTGCATTACCATGGCCGGCGCAGCCTCGATAACCCCCTGACTGACTGCATAGCCGGCCAGCTCAGTGCCTCGCAGCCCTGCGTCCTTGCCCTCCGTAATTGCCCTGTTGGTCTCTTGGCCGGCAGCCACTCCGATGGCAGCGTACGGCCCCCCGACCATCCCGGCGCCAGCCATGGAAGTCAGGGACCGCCCCGCGCCCCGAACCCCCCGCTGGAGGACATCGGGGATCAGCCCGCCTACCTCGCGCTTCTGTTGAGCCTGCTCGATGGCGTCTGCCCAGCGAACCATCCGGTCAGCGTACTCGCCCTTTCCGGCCAGCCTGGCAAGCGGGGATACGATATCGGCCCCGGCCTCGATCGAGTACGCCCTGACGCTCGGGAGCGCCGTCTCGCCGAGTTCTTTGTGGGCCTGTGCCAGTAGCCGCTCTTCCTCGGCCCGGCGGAGAGCTTCCTCGCGTTCGGCCGGCGTGAGCTTCGGTCGCAGCTCTTCCTCCGGTGCTTCCTCGATGTACTTGTCAGCCCACCGAAGGACATCCAGGTCCACGCCGCCGGTACGATGAGTCTCGGTGTACTCGTCAGCCCACCGGAGAACATCAGCGTCCACGCCACCGGCGCGACGAACCTTCTTTCTGGCGTCAAGTTCAAGTAGTGACAGATCGAGTGGCATGCTATCCCCTGTTATGCCTCCGCAGCATATCCTTAGCTCGTTTGATCGCCTGCGCGGCGCCAGATGACAGCCTCTCGCCGTGCTCTTTACGCCGACGCATCTCCTTTAAGAACGCCTGGGCATTGGCGACTTCAATCGGTAAGTCTTCCTCATCCCTGCCTGGGCTGACGCCCATCATTCGGTTCCGACCGATAAACTCACGGGACAAGTCTTTGCCTGCCTCATTGGCCACTTGAGGTGCTTGCTTCAATTCCGCGACCCGCTGCCTTAACAGCTCCTCTTCCTCGGGCGTACCATACTCCGGCACATCACCCGAAATCACGGCCATCATCCGATCGACATCTTCTTTCTCGGGAAGTCGCTGATTATCGGGTGGCCCGATAGGAGTCTTAGTTATCTGATGGCGAATGTCGAGTAGCTTCAGCTCTTTATCGCGAGCTGCCTTCTGCTCGACGTACTCTCTTGTCTGGTCATATCGCACAAGGAGCTTCTTCTCGCCTTCTGGCGTGACGGTGTACCACGAACCATCCGGCTCTTGGAATGTGTCACCTGGCCCATGTCCAGGCGGATACTGCGGAGCACTTGGATCGCGAGGAATGCCGGTCGGCAAGATTGAATCAATCTGCGCGTCGATCTCACGCCCCATGAGTTGCTTTTCGACATCAGTAAGTCGATTGTTCCGCAGCAGGTCTTGCTTGGCATTCTGAAGCCTGGCGATCTCGGCTTTCTGCTTTGCTGTGTATTTGAAATCGACTGGAACCGCGGCCTGCCGTGCCTCCTCTTGGAGGCGCATCTTCTTTTCGATCTCCATCTGCTGAGTCTTTGTCTCAGCCATTCGCTCGCCGGCGGTTGGGTACTTGATCCGGCCGTAATCCTCCAGGCGCGGAGCACGAGACGGGTATCGCCGGCCGCCACCGCCTCCGCCAACTCGCGGCGCACCCTGCGGGAACACACTCGGCACTTGAGGTGCCTCTGCCTGTGCGGCTCCGGCCAGTGCCGCCAACTGCACCAGCGCTCCGAGGTCCGCCTCACCATGCTTAACTCGTATCGCCATGATTATGCCCTTGCTCCGTATCGCGTTACTCCGCCTAGCCTTGGCGCGCCGGTAGTCCTAGTTGGTCCGCCACCGCCACCACTACCTATCGCCGGCGCACCGGAGCCGGTTAAGGTGATGTTCCCGAGTGCACTAAAGAGATCAGCGTTTCCAGTACCCTGCCCGAGAGCGTTGACAAGCGATACGATTACGTCAGAACTCGGATACTCATCCTCGCGCCGCTCGATGATCCCGAGCTTCGTCCCTTGCATCTCGTCAGCAAGGCGATTCAACGCCGATTGCTTTTCGCGCTCCACTCCAAGGCCCAGTACTGAACCAACTGTCGAGCCACCCCACCTGGCGAGTTGCTGTATGATGTCCGCCTCACGGCCAGCGTAGTCGCTGCGAATGTCAGCTTCCCGCTGCCCAGTGGTCTGGTCGGCAATGTCGAGGAGCTGCTTATACCGCTGCTCATTCGCCGCCTTTGCCTGGCCATATGCTGTGTTGTACTGGTTGATGAGTCGGCTCAAGCTGCCGCCTAGCTGCTCGGATTGCTTGGCCTGCTGTTCATAAAGCCGCTTCTGCCAGTCCCATTGCTCCTGCGCAAGCCTCTGTTGCATGGCCGCACCAGCATCGTACGACGAAGAAGTCATTCCAAACGGGCCGGTTGTCGTGGACATACCAAACCCAGAACCGCCGCCCCACATACCCATATTACTTACCCTTCCCATCCAGAGAAAACAACAGACCTATTGTCTATGTTGATGTAAACGTACGACGTTACCTTGCCTCCGTGTGGATCGATCGTGAAGCTATACTCTTCCTCTTCGGTGCTGTCGTCATCTCTTGTAATCACTGCGTTAAAGGTAACACAAAGGCCGGCGTTACCAACTGTATCTGCATCAAGTGTGATGCTGTAAACCTTACCTTCTACGGGCGAGGTACATACGGCAGTAATCGACGAATAGCTTGCCGAGCAAGTGAATTCACTAATCTCGTTATATGAAGTATCGTCAGACCACCAGATTGGATCGCCGTAGTAGCAGACCGCGCCAAACTGAGGCCAATCTATCTGCTCTGTTGGTGTCCGCGAAACCTTAACCCTGAGTTTCGGCGACGATGGACTGCTGATTTCATGGTCAGTCAATGTAAGCGTAACGCTAATCGACTTGATTGCCTCCAAGACAACAGCAGCTATAATCGGAATCTCGTCTTCTTCCGAAACAGAGTAACCAAAGGCATCGCCGTCTTCCGCGCACAACACGATACTATCGCCTATGTCGGCAGCACTGATGTCAAAGTAGAAGGATGGTTCACTTCCCCAGAAATCACCAGTCAGATTCGAGTAATCCTTCTCTATTGAATCAGCGAAATCGTCACCGACATCCTCCTTAAGCTGGACAGTATCGCCAGTGCTCTTGAGAGTTGCTGTCCATGTGGTGTTGCCACTTGGCTCTCCAGTTCCGTAATCCGTATGGTCTGTCAACTTCCCGATAACCCCAGTTGCCTGCTCGCCTGGCACAACATACGACGGCACAGTGAGTCCCATAGCCAACTCTGGCACGTACCCAGGTGGATATGGGCCAGGAAACAACCAGTCACCCCAGCCTGGCGGAACTTCCGGCGAAGACGAGGCGGCAACTTTCGCTGTGTATGCTCCGGCCATGTCAGTTAATGACGTACGATTCGATGTTCCCGAGTGTATTTAGCGCAGGCGACGACACCGTGCCATTTCCTGTGAATGTTGAAGTCGATGCGTTGATGATTGTGTTGATCGTTGCATACGTACCATACGCCTGGTTGTATGTAATTTTTGCTGGGGTTGTTATGCCGATCGTAGACGATGAAGTAGCGTACACTCCACTTTGCGTGTTCCCACTGACTACAGCGCCATAAGTATTCAGGATGCTGGTTATCGCATAAATGCTTCCAAACGTGCCGTCAGACCCAGAGAACACGCCGCGAACTGTTCTCCCGGTCCCAAAATTCAGTTGGAGATTTTGCGTATCATTTCCACAGGACATCAAGTAATCACCCTCAAGATGCCCAAACGATAGAACCCGCACACCAATATCAAACGAGGACACACCAACAGTGCTTCCAAGCTGCAAGAACGCCTTGCCAGTCACGCTAATTCCGTATGTCCCGCCGGTCTTGTCGCCGACGAAAACAACCTTGTTGAGATTGCCAAGCGCACGAAGCTCGCCTATCTCTAGGCCAGTGCATCCAGAATACCCCAAGATTGTCTTGACGATTGTAACTGTTCCAGCCACCGCACCGCTCGGAGCCGAACTATGCTGATGCAATGACAGGATCGTTATCCTTGTGTTCACTGCATCGACGTTAGTGACCTCCCAGCAACCACACAGGCATTCAGGCAGGGTCCCACCAGAGACGTTATACGCCACCATCGCATAGTCGCCGACTTCAATGTTCGCCACACTATCCAGGTTCAGGATGATCGACCATGCGCCAGCAGAGCCAGAGGAGCTTTGAATCGAGCTTAACGTCTTGCTGTATGTGTTCTCTCCTACGATAGATATCCTTTTTCCGTCTTGATGCTCAAACACGTCAGTGGAAGACCACGCATACGTGCCATCACCAAGCTGAATCGTCACAGTGGCGCCTGGCCCGATCAGATAGTCGCCGATGTAAGTGAGCGCCTTGGCTAGCGTCGCCCATGGGCTGCCAACCGAGCCGTCTCCAGTCGTATCATCGCCACCATTCCCTGGCGTGGCGATGTAGTACGTAGTGTTTGTCTTGATGGCAGGCAGTGCATCTGAACCAAGCGTCACGTAATCGCCACCGTCCGTATACGTCAAAGGCGAGGCGGCTCGCAATACACCATCATTCGATGCAGCACCGATATATCCGGCTGTTGCGCCAGAATCCACTTTTACCTTTGCATCAGTATGCTCATCAGCAACAAAGCCAGTCAACGAATCATGGTCGATGTCGGCATCGTTAATCATTGTCGCATCGATATGCCCACCAGCGTCAAGCACGATTGGCTTGCCCGCATCGCCAGCACCAGCGCTGCTGTTGAGATACTCGCTCTTCAGATAGTAAGTAACCTCAGAGCCATCGGCCGGCCCAGTCGTAAGAAACACTCCAGACTTGTGAATCTTGCCAGCAGAGCCAGCCAGCGCAGTACCCTCACCCGCATTGGCTACCTCGTACACAACAGACGAGTAGATGTTGCCGAGATCGGTCCAGGTAGCACCGTAGTCAGTTGACCGAAGCACCTTGCCGCCTATGGAAGTTCCGGCGATGCAAATGCCATGAGTCAGATAAGCGATTCCCTCAATCGATGCCTGACTGGCCTGCTGCCCAAGATCGGACCAATTCTCACCGTAGTCAGTAGACCTGAAAATGTGGCCATTCGGAGAAGTGCCAGCAAGCACTATGCCGTCGCCAACGTAGCAAATCGCCCACACACTCGTCGCTGAACCAAGCTGCCCCTTGCTTGACCATGTAGCCCCACGATCAGACGATTTTAGAATCAGGCCACCATTCGCAGTTCCCGCCAGGACCACCCCACTGCCGAGATAACATAGCGAGTAGATAATAGATTGCGAAAACTGCTGGCCAAGATCGGTCCAATTCTGCCCGTTATCGGTAGATCGAAAAATTCGACCTGAGCCTTCGCCAATTAGAACCGTGTCATCCCCAACGAAACATGCAGCCCAGAGGTTCGCGGCACTGTGCTGCTGCCCGAGATCGCTCCATGTTGCGCCGTAATCAGTGGACCGCAATACCTTTCCACCAGCCCTGGTCGCAGCCACGACAACGCCACTTCCACAATTGGCGAGCCCTTCGACGTATGTTGTACTATGCTGCTGCCCGAGGTCGGTCCAGTTCTCTCCATAGTCCGTAGAGCGTAAGACGCGCCCGCCGCCACCACCTGCCAGCACGATACCATTGCCGAGATACGAGAACGCCTTAATGTAGTATCCTGAGTTGTCAACTTCGTACCAATCAAGACCGATCTCTTCGGTAAACACTACCTGGCCATCGTCAGCAAAGCCACCACTGGCCGCTGACGGAACCATTGTCGGGTCCACCAGGCCGACTGCATTCAAGACTATTGGCTTTCCGGCATCCGAAGACCCGGAGCTGCTATTGATGTGTTCAGCTTCAGTAAAGTACAGGCTATTAAGCTGCCCGCCATCGAGTTCCGTTTCAGTGTAGTATCGATTGTCAAGCTGACCACCGTCGAGTTCCGTCTCCGTATAGTATCTCGCATCACCACGCGTATCGTTATGATACTGAGGATGGTCGTCGTCATTGAGGCCGCTAACTGAACCATGGTCGATGCCGGATTGATCCAATCCAACGGTATCGTCAGTCAGCGTTATCGGCGCAGTAACAGCCAGATTTGTGTCATCAGAGATGTCGATCCCACTCAGACTAGCTCCAGTGTGCGTGTGCCCAGGGTCGGCGCCGCTGGTAACATTGACCCCCGTGATCGCTCCGGTCGTCGAGAGGTTCTCGTCATTGAAGCTAATCGCGCCAGTATCGCTCGTAATCGTCGCACCATCGATCGTGATGTTGTCGATGTTCAAGAGGCCACCTGTGATCGATCCAGTTGTCGAGAGATTCTCGTCTCCGAAACTGATCGCCCCAGTATCACTTGTGATTGCCGCACCATTGACTGTGATGTTGTCAACAGTCAGCAACGTCAATCCAGTTAGCTGCGTGCCCCATGCTGGCGCAGACCCTACGCCAATCCCGACCAAGACTTCACCAGCGGCGCCATCCGTCAAAACGCCAGTGTCCTCCACTAAATATTGAAACGCCTGGCGAACCTCTGTCGGAACCTCTGGATGTGGAATACGACGCCTGGTCATGCGATTCTCCGCCGACCTGAATCCATCACAGTGGCGATCGCATTCTCGAACGCCCAAGCGCTCCCTGCCGTGCCAGTCAACTTCAGGATACACGCCTGCCCACGGCATGGCCGGCGCACTGTGGCGTTCAGGCCGCCGCTCCACGTTCCAGTGGCGGAGGCCGTGGCCGTGGTCGCCCCTTCGAACGTCAGCGCCGGCTGAATCGCCCACGTCACATCTGCACTATCTGCTGCCAACACGCCGTCCAATTCAAGCAGCGTCCCAACGTGTCCGTCGCTTGCCAGCGGCAGCGGCCCCATCTCTACGTAAGACGAGAACGTGGTCCCGCAGTCGTTCTCTGCAAGCCCGGAAAATCGCCGGAGGTAGCCGTCTCGCCCACCAAGGAGAACAGAGGAGTCCTCCACACACGTCGCCTGGTAATTACAGGTCGCCAGGGGTTCGTGATCTGCGGATAGAGTAACCGGCCAGAAGGTCTTGCGGCCCCAGTGAAAGAACCAGTGTGTTCGTGCATTTGATGAGTCCGGGCACAGGAAGATATGGACGCCGTTGTTCTCGGTGTCGAACTCCATGGAAATCGTGGTCGTCTCCGGATGGAGATTCTTGAATTCCCGAGGGAGAATATCGTGCGAAACAGGAACAGGTTTCGCGCCACCACCGGCCGGCAGGATATACAGGCCATCAAGTGTCAGGAAAACCAACTCACCCTCTGGTCCGATGCACCAAGCTGTTGGCCCAACGATTCCGACAATATGACTGACAGCATCAAGGTCTGGTGCGTAGACCGGATCGCCGCGCATCATCCATAGCTCATTCCGGCATCCAAGAATCAGATAGTCGTCGCTATGAGCTGCAATTGCCGTCAGCGGCCCACCAGGCGTACCAGCCTCAGAGGCAGTGCCAGCTACAGCGCGCTGGCTGTCTTCTTGCGAATAGTCCCAATCATCTTCGTCACTCTGCCTGGCCGCATACCAGACGTGCGGCGCAATGTCGGCGCCACCCAGGAAGATTCGATCCAGGAACCTGGCGATCAATGGACAGCCCGTCGGCGCCTGTAAACTCGGCGCACCTTCGGCCGTGAGAAGCGAGAGAGTGCCGGCTGATGGATCATAGACCTTCGGGCCACGCTCTACGCGAAACGTGCAGGTTCCATCGCCGGGCGCATCATTGAGCGTAATAGCTCCGGCCGCAATCGAATCGATAGTGTAAGTGCCATCGGTCGTATCTCCGGTTCCATTTGAAATGACTACGACATCATCATGCGCACTGATACTGTGAGCCGTCCAATCAGCAACACTAGCAGCGTCCAGATCATTACCGGAGACCGTGCCATCTGTGCCTGTCACCCGAAGCCCATAGTCGGCGATGTAGAGCTTCTGTCCAGATTGGACGGCGTTGACTGGCTTGTCGCTGGCCAAAGTTAGGTCTGTAGTAAGCTCCGTCATCGTGCCATAGGTCTCTTCGTAGTAGAGCTTCCCACCGGCCGAAGCGACAAGCATTGTTCGCGAACCACTGATTGTGCTGGTCGAGAAATACTGAACACGGAACGTGTTCACCAGGCAGATACCGCCGGCCTCAGTGCATTCGAGCCCGAAGCCAACACGGGCACCAGAGTGCGAATCCACAGTCCCCGAGAGAATCTTCGTGCCGTGCCAGTACACATCCACATCGTCCCCGCTTACTACAGCCGAGAGCCAGCCCGGCGCCGGCGTCGTAATCGTTCCTGAATCCGAGTCAGTTGTCGTGGCGACCGAGCCGGTGTAGGACTTCAGGGTCCCTGACCACGAGCCATCCGAGCCCGTCATGGTCAGCTCGATTTGCACGCCGTCCGTGGCGTAGGCCGGTGTCGTGTCGTCGAGCCGCAGGTAGAGCCGGTACTTGCCGTGGAACTCACCGTCATACGGCACGATGAACATCTCGACAGTGTAGTTCTCTGACGTGTCGATCGAGAGTGCATCGCGAACGACCTCGCCTTCGCTTGTGCTGTAGTCCACAGACGCAAGCGCAAATGGCAGGATGTCCGGAGTATCGTCAGCCCACGATGCCTGCGACCATACTGAGGCGAGTGCCGTGCCTGCGAAGACATCGCTCCAGGCCGTGAAGTTGTCGCCAAGCGCCAGCGTCATCGGATAGAGAAGTCGCACATTCGATCCGAGATCAGTAATGTGCGACTTGATTAAGCCCGGCCTGCTGCCCCCTCGCTCTCTACTTTCAAGTGGGCCACGCGGCCAGACATTCAGCATGTCCTGCGAAGTATACGGAGGTTGCTGTCGATAGGCCCCCTCGCGATTGAGGCCGGCAAGAGGGAACTGGATGTTGAGTCTACGCTTTCGCCCCATCGTCTACCTATGAAAACCGGCGGCCCCGCGCTGAGGCCGGACCGCCGGGTATGTGTTTCGTCCAGGTACGTCAAGCCGCCTCGGCGAGCGCGAGTTCCTGACTCCGAGAAGAATGGCAGCAATACATCAACCTCCTGCGGTGTCAGTTCATTCTCCTGATTCTCGCCAATGGCATCCAGCACTTTGTCGAAGTTCAAGTCGATCTTTCTGAGATCGCAGTCCGTTTCCATGATCTCCATGAATCGCTTAGTATACTTCGCGAACTCAGGTGTCCCCTGCTGTATCGAAGCTGGCTGCCCTTCCGGAACGCCGGACAGTTCGTGAATCAGCGCCACACGCTGTTTCTCAGTGAACTCCCATTCAGCAGAAACTTCCTTGGCATACTTGGCCAGCCGATAAGCCATTCTCGGCTTCATTCGCAAACTAGCGAGTTTCCTCCAAGCGTCGATTGCTCCAAAGATGTAACCGAGCTTCATGTGTCTCTCCTTACGAACAGGAAAAGGGCAGCCCGGCGCCCCGAGCAAGCAAGGGGCGCCAGGCGCAATCGTTACCTGACTACACGTCAGTTTCGTCCACGCTAACCATGAGACATGCACTCCATTCCTTACCCGCTGGTACCTCGACGTTCAGGATCTCTGTTCCACCAGGACTTGTCTCAATCTTGAGTGTAGTTCCAGCAGGCAATACAACCTCCTCGGTACCGGATCGCTTGACATGAGTGTGAACTACAGATTCGCTCAACTGCATGTCAATTACCTATACAATGCGAGGTAATACTGCTTTCCGTCGTAATAGACCTTAATCCTGGCGTCCTGGGTTCCAGGCACCGCCTCTGTCGTGATGCACGTTCCTGCGCCAGAATTAAACGTCTCGTCGAAGTAGAGAAGCTGATCGTACCCGGACGAGGTGGTCTCGAAGCCAATGAAGGCATCGGGCCGACTGGCACCAGTCGTGGCGAAGATACCATATTCCTCACCAGAGACGGTCCCACTCATTTGGTTATCGACCCAAGCACAGGCCACACGAGACCCTGAGTCACACACGGCGGTTCCTGAAGCAGCCACCTTCAGCCAGGCAGCATACATACCAGCAGTCGCATCACCACCTAAAGTCACCAAGTGCGCACCGGAACTCTGAGCCCCGAGATGTGCAATAAACTGTGCTGCCTGGAGTTTCCTTGGCCCAGTGCCCGTGTTATTCGCCTCTGCCAATCCGGCAACCGGAAAAGCAGCCTTCGCGCCAGTCGTCTCGGTGTAGATGAAGATACCACGATCGTAACTACTGCTGTCTCCAGAGCACGTCGAATAAAGACGCATCATGCCGCTCTGGTGGTTATCAGCACCGTAATCGATCGGGCTCGCATACGTTCCCGCACGAATGAAACAAGGACCGTTCGAGCCGGTCGGGTCGATCGTCGCATTTGAGAAGTCGATCGCATTGCCAGTGTACGTGCCGCTGAAATTGAGGCCAGTAGTGGCAGTCCCAATATCAATGCCAATCGTCGAATTCAGGACATACAGACCCATCGGCCAATCGGCCGCGCCAGCCGCCTTGTCGATCAAAATACCTGCGCACGTGCCGTTATTGGTGATCGTGCCAGCACCAGTCGTCTCAACGTGGATACCACACGCTTCGCCACCGACATTCGTTGTGAGCTTGGTGCCGATCTCCAGGCTTGCATCGATACACGACAGGGTGGCACCATTCTTGGCGATATGCGTGCCGGCCAGCTCCAGGTAGCCCTGACTTGCAGTGTAGATGCCAGTTTCGACATCCACGCCATCAGCACACTTCAGTTGTGCCATGAGAGCACGGATCGAAGCACCGGCTTGATCGACAGTCAGCAAAAGCCGCGTTCGCAGGTTGTAGACATTCGAGGCTATGCTCAATCCATTATCGTCACCATAAACAGCAACGGCAGATCGATCGTCTGAAGAAAGAGCAATTCCGCTCCCTGCATCAAGCGAAGAGAATTCACCAACATCCAATGACACATCGATGTCGCCTGCGTCGATTGGATTAAAGTCACATGACGTAACGCTCCCTTCATTCAAGTAGAGAGCAGTACCAGCCCCGCCATCAGTGTGTTGAAAAAGACATCCCACCTGGTACCCATCGGTCCCGTCAGTCGGAACCGTTGCACCAGACGCGAACAACAGCCCTCGGTTCGTAATGACTGGCGGCTGCATGCGCAGCAAACTACAGACTCGTTGAATCATCGATTTGCCCCTTACTCAGAAACCAAGAAACCTCCAGCGTCCCAGCAGCACAAAGACCCTCCTTAACGCAAACCTACGAAAACAGAACCTTCAGGACGACGAGAATCGCAACACCAGTCGCCACAAAGAAGGCCCACGTTGGAATCCCAGTCTTCTCGGACCATTCAGTGAATTTGCTCATTTACTCGTCTCCTGTGTGTTTCTTACAGCATTCCCGTGGTGAAGTTCCAGGTTGTCTCGTCTGTGATTCCGGCCCATGGGGTCGAATCCTCATTCGTGAGAATGCCTGGCGTGGCCTTGATGTAGTACTCAGTGGCCGGAGTCAATGGCGCAAGCAAAGAGAATTCACAAGTTCCTCCATCGACTGTTGCGTCGCCTATATCGACTGTCTCAACTACTGAATCATCACTTGCCAAATGCAGCGTGAAACTGCCGGCACCAGCGACCACGTTCATATCGAATATGAGAAGGAACGGGTCCCAGGTTGTCACGACCGCATCGTAATCATCCAATGGAGAAGCATGGATGAGTTCCGGTCCATGCCCTTGTTCCGGTAACTTCTGCCAGATTGGATAGTTGAGCGTATGCCTATACTCAATACTCGTGTGTGTTTCAATACCTCCAGAGGCATTGGCAGCACTCAGGGCATACACTGCCAGCCTCGCCTTTGCTCCAAGCACACGTACCGTATGGCCAATACTGCCAAGGAAAAGGCCGCTTTCACTGACAGCATCCTCACCAAAACCCAGGAACACCGGGTCTGCACCATCTGCGGCCATGCTCTGTAACTGGATAAGCATCTCATCGCGATACTCATCGGCAGCAAGAATCAATGCACTGTCGGCGCCGCCGACAACAGCCCAAGAAGATGCGGACATTCTCAATACCCGTATGCGTACGATCCAGGGCGGTACTCAACGTCTTCCGTTGTTTCGATTCCTACCGTCCCGCCAGTGCCAGTAGGCTCAATTCCGTATACAGCCAACCGTGCTTTGGCGCCAGTGACCCTCACTGAGCAACCAGGATAAATCAGCTTGATGCCTTTGTTGTTCACGGCAGTTTCACCAAATCCGAGAAACACCGGCGCAGATGTCGTATGATTCTGAATCGTGATATGATCGCGATTCTCATCAGCAGCAATAATCTGCTCGCTATCAGTGCCAGAAAACGTGTGACTATCCAGCATCACTACCCTCCGAGTGCTTGTATCAAGTTCCTGAGGCCTGGAACCCGTTCCCATACCTGCCGACGCCGCTGCTCCGCCTCAGCGATATCGATTTCACGCTGCGTCGGCTGCTGCACTGGTTGCGCCGCTTGCTCAGCAGCGCGAGCCTGTTGCCGGGCAGCCAGTTGCTCGTTAATGAACTGATCTTCTTGCTGCCGCTTCGCTCTGTACCTAAGTTTCATAAGAACTTCTGGATCAATGCCGAGCTTCTCGGAATCCATCAGCAATTCGCGGTTATATCGCGGCATCAAATCAACTCCCCTGAGTAGGTGATTGGGTACGTGCCACCAGTATCACCCCTGGCTCGGCGCTCCCTGTGTGTTTTAGGCTGACCCATGCGTCCGTAGTACCTGGCGGAGCGCTTACGGTCTCTGGTAACCGCATCAGTCAAAAATGCCTGATATGCCTGAGTGTGCAGACCAACCTCATCGTTAAAGCGCTGCTCGGCAACCGCCAGGCAGCTCTCGATATACAGCTCCGCCAGTTCCATGCCGCCGAGTGGATAGGGGTAACTGTCAGACAACGCTCCACTGTATGCCTCATACTCACAGTAGAGCGTGTAGCTGGTGTCCGGTCTTGGCCAAAACAAGATTTCCCAGCGCTGGCCAGTAGTTCGATCCCAGGCTTTAGGCCGAACTGCCGCGAAAGCCGGCGCCCCGGTACGGTCCTCGATGGCCCGCATCTCCAGCATATCGGCGACGGAGCACACCTTGACCGCGGCGTACTGGTCGTCTGGCTTGAAGTGCAACTCGCCGATAAGCCGCCCAAAATCGTCGGGCAGCGAGTAATTCGCAGGACTCCGACCGACGAGAAACGTAAGACTCGATCCGTCGCCGGGAGACGAGCCGAGCGTAATGGCCCCGATCGCCACAGACGAGATCGTGTACTCATCAAGCGGAGTATCGCCAGAGCCGACTGCCGAGATCGTCACGGTGTCGTCGGTGGTGATACCCTGGGTCACCCAATTCGTATAGGTGGCCGAATCAAACTGGTCGCCAGTAATCGTTCCGTCGCTTCCAGACGCTCCGAGGTAGATGATGCTTGTCGGCCGCAACCACGACCATTCATAGCCGGCGATGCCTGGCGTCTGGCTGACTGGGTAATAGACCCGCCTGACACCAGACTGAACAATACTCTCTATCTCACTAGTCTGATCCTCGCTCCAGGCTGTGGGGTCGCGACCATACCCCATGAACCAGCCGACTTCCTTCTTGAAGTCAGACCAACCAAGGCTAAGACCACTCTCTGCCATCAAGACCCCCGGCTAGGACTCGAACCTAGATGTCATCTTCTACGAAGTGGGCTCTACCAGTTGAACTACCGAGGGACCACTGGGGTCCGCCAGGCGAAGAGAGAAACCTGGCGGACCCCCTGCCCCGATCCTGCCCCGCTTACGAAACCAGGGTGCAACCATTCGCACCGCGAATGTTCCAACTATTGGCGGCCCATTCCAGGACGCACTGATCGCCAACAGCGCCAAGTTCAAGACCATCGAGGTCTTGGGTACCGTCAGCAGGCTCGTTACCATCGTCGTTCTCGATATTGACCCGAGCCTCGTTGGTGGTCACGGCCGTAGTGATAATCTCGACCTTCTTGAGAAGGCCCTCGATCGTGCCGTCAACAATCTCCTCGGCCGGCGATGAAGTGGTACAGGCCGCCCCGATTAGGAGCGATGTGCCTCCGACCATCATTACAAACGCGGTATCGTCCACGAGCTGAACCACCTCGACGCCACCGGACTGCGGGCCTTCCATCAGCCTACAGAGCACTAGGCCGGCATCGGTGGACCGATCGACCGTCTGAAGCGGACGAGCTGACCCCTTGCCTGGGAGCCCTTCGTATCGGAACCAGCCTTCGTACGAGCTGGTCACGTCGAACGTCAGGAGCCCAACACCAATCGTGCAATCGGCCTTACAATAGACACTGCAAATGCTACCGGGGCCGAAAATCTCGATAAGCTGGCCAGTAGACTTGGCACTGTACGCCCTGGCTGCCACGCCAGCGAAATGCTGGGCGTTCGTGGTGGACGGCAGCTCGACACGGTTGTACCGGCGAGCATCAGCCGCCGAATCCGTGCCGTAATCCCAGTTGTAGCACACCGCCTGACCTTCCTTCAGTGCGGTGGCTCCTTCAAACCAAACCCACAAAGACCGAGTGTTGGCCTTCTTCTGGTGGGCGTTAATTGACATGTCCATGTTTATTCCTTTCTCAAGTTGAGTTGTTCGTTAAAGACGAACCGACAGCTACGCGGCTTACGGCTTATACAGGATGCCCTGACGACGGAGGTTTGTGCAGACGACATTCAGCGTCACATCGAGATCGACTCGCCGGACAGTATGCCTATTAGGCACCATATACGGCTTCGACAAGTTATTCTGCCAACCGGCGAGAACACCAATCGCCATCCATTTCCAATCAATCATGTACACCGGGTCCTCGGCGTCGTTGTCAAGGTATGGTGCGTACGTGACCGGCGTGCTCTTAAAGAGCGTCTTGCCGTCCTTACTCGCCAGATCGTTACCGAGGTTCATATTCTGAGCCTCAAGCAACTCCTCCGTGATTCCAATCACGTCGTCATTCGTGTAGATGCCGTTACGCATCTTGCCAAGCTGCGGCGTGGCGTGTGAAATCGGCGACCGGAACTTCGTCTGCCGGTGACACTTTCGCATCTTGCGAATCAGGTCTTCCTTGCTAACCGCAGCGTAGTCATCAGCCCAGTTACCCCATCGGGTATAGGTCGTCGAATCGATACCGCCGCGACCCGAAGCAAAGCCAGACGGATTCGATGCGTCGAAAGTCCCGGTGGTGTTTCGTGTAATCCAGTAGTTTTTGAGACCAAACGGCGTCTTCTCATCTGAGCTATCGGCCGCACCTTCCCAAATGAACTCTTCGAGCTTCTCGAAGAAACTCACCATCATGGCGACATATCGAGTCTTGACGAGATCGACGATCGCTACGCCACCGCGCTGGAACGCCTTCTCGCGTTGATCGAAGATGTAATGAGCGTTGACGTGCCGCGGCTGGACTCGGCCACGAACCATGGTATCCGTCAACGAACTACCGTCCGTCTCGTACAACTCAACCGCACGGGCACTATGGTTGTGGTCTGTCTGAGCTTCCCACTCCCAATCATCGCCACCCGTGAACTTCTTGACGCGGTTCTTCCACATCTCCCGAACCGCAACATGGTCTTGCAGGTCGGTCTGCAAGTCCACAAACGCACCACGCTTGATGAGATTCTGCTGAGTCAGCAGAACAGCATCGGGAATATCAGCATACTGAAGACCCATTCTCTGCCCCTAGTATTCAGCGAAGATCAGACGCCGAATTTCGCTTTCAGCGCGTCGGCCGCCTCCTCTTCTGGTGTCGATTTACTCTTAGCTTTCGGCCCGGCAACTCGCTGAACGTGCTTCAAGGCACGCTTCGCCAGCTTCCCAGCCAATCGTTCCTGCCCAACCTGCTGATACTTGTCTCTAAGCACCAGCCTTGCCGCCGCATCGAACACCTGTTCTCGTGGAGGCGCTTCCTGGCCCATGGCCTGATAGCCGGCCATCATCACGGCCATTTGATTCGCAATCGCCTCTCGATTGGCGAACTGCGAACTTCCTCGGTCCAGCGACCTGTAGCCGCCGGAGCCAAGGGCATCGGCGAAATCCTCACCGAGTTCCTTAACCTGCCCGTCGAACCACCGTTCGACTTCCTGCGCAGCCGCCATCTCGGCGTTGCGCGATGTCTGCTCTTGCTGCTGCTCGAATTCCTTGATCTTGCCATACTGGCCAGCCAAGACTTTCTTGACCTTACCGAACAGCTCGACGACTTCGGGGTCGTACTTCTCGGGGTCGAGGTCCAGATCGGCGAACGGGTCCTCTTTCTCTTTCAGCGCCTCCTTCTTCTCTGGCTCTTGCCTGGCCGGCTGCCGCCCACGCTCCATCGCCGACACAATCCGATCGAGCGACTGTTCACTCGGGAATGCCAAGGCGTCCTTGAGATCCATCCCTGCATTGAGTGCTCTCGCAATGATTTCGTCGCTCAACTCAGGGGCGTCATCGCTGTCACTCTCTTCAGCCTCCGACTCATCCTCCTGCTCGTCGTCCTGCTCGCCGTCCTGTCCTACCTCCGACTCTGATTCGCTCTCTTGGCTGTCATCCTCAATCGACTCAGCTTCAGAAGTAGTGCTGTCCTCTTCTGAATCCTCATCAGGTTTCGCGAGCTGTTCATCGAATTCACCTCCGACCACCTGTTCATCAGGGGCCCTCTCCTCTGGATCGCTGGCAATCCCCTGGTTCTCGAACGATACGTTCTCGACTGCCTTCTCGATTTCCGCAGTCAGCTTGTCACTGGGCATGTCTCTCTCCTAACAAAAAGAGTTTCTGACATTCATGCCGCGCACAGCCAAAGCCTTCTTTTGATGTGTGGCTGATTCATAGACAGGGTCACCATTCCTGTTTACCTCTGTTGGAACGCCACGCTTACGCAAATAATCCCGGAGTTCACCTGCCTGATCCGGATGAACGCCGGAGGCGTAACAAGTCATTGGCCACGCAGCCTTGCTATGCCGTCCACTACCGGCACGAACGGAGATCGTCGAGCCGGCGAGTTCTGCCCGGAGGTCACGGACGGCCCGAGCGCCATCGACCTCCACCTCGCCAGGGGCCTCCCCGAACGGAAAGACCCGATCGACAATCTCGCCTTCAGCGGTACGGTAGCAGTACGTAGGCATACCTTCCACACTACCAGAAGAACCGGCAAAAAAAGCGTTGGCGTGAAAATGCTAACCGCAGAGACATAACGTGTTCTTGTGGCGGTACTTACAGAGAAAACGTGTCAGATATGACACAACTTTCAAGGGAAACCACGCCAGATATGACACGATTTTCGTCTAAGCGCTCCGGCGACCCAGCGATGCCACCTCACTCCCTTGAGGCTGCCCACCCATAAGGGCATCCTGGAGGATCTGGCTCTTGCCGTGGTCCGTAGCGCCTGGCCGATTGACTCGCTCATAAGTCCGCGTCGTGTGAATCGGCATCCCAGGAGGTTCAGCGCCAGGCGCATGAGCCTGGTCGGCCCAGATGATTAGCCTCCTTAGCTCGTCGAAGTCCGAGTACTTCGCAATAATCTCAAAGAGCAACTGGATATCAAGTACGCCACCAACTTCTTGAATCTGCGGCATCATTGGCGACACGAAACGCTGAAGAATCATTTCGAGCTTCTGCATCTTCGCCGCCGGCGAGTCGTCCTGAAGCGAGTACACGTCGATGTCGAGATCATAGAAATCGAACTGCCCTTGCTTTGAGGATTGATCCCATGGAACGACGATCGAGAGGTTCGTACCGGGAATCCCCTTCGTGAGCACACGCCGTCGAACTGGGTCACTCCACTCGTGATAGGCGAGGACACCGAAGAGCTTCTTTGAGAAGTCAATAACCTGAAGGGCCATGTCGCGGAGCTGAGCGTTCGACGCCTCGGCCATGAGCTTATCCTGCCCCAGTGTCTCGGCCTGCGGCGCGAGGCCACCGAGCGAATCAAGGTTAGATGCGAAATAGCTGGCAATGTCACGGCACTGCAACCAGAACGCTAGGCCCAACTGATCCACGCCACCGACCTGCAAGCTCTTCGGCTCGGCACCGTTGTACGTAATCCCATCGCAGTCATTGGCGCCCTGGAATTGCTTAGCGCTCTCCTCATCGCCACCAGAAAACCCAAGGACCGACTTCTGGGCGTCGGCTTGATCGCCAAGCTTACGGAACAATGAGTTGGCCATCTCATGGAGGTCGCGCCACATAGCCACCGGCGGAAGTGGCATGAGGTTACCCGGAACATGATCGAAGCCAAGCCCGATATAGGGGCCGTGCTTCGGTTCGTCCTGCTCGACTACCTTCAGTCGCTTCTCCGCCCTAACGGCGTATGTCACCATCAACCGCTCTTTCGGCAGCCATACATCACGTAGCTTGATCTTCTCGCGGAACACCTCAGCCGACGAGTTTATCGAGATACTCTCAGCACGATCCTCGCCGGCAGAACCAATGACCGTAAACTCATCGGCCTTCAGATCGCGCTTCGCATTCTTTGGGAACCAATCGGAGTCCATTACGTCTTCGTAGTCCACCCAGTATTCGTTGCCGATATACTGAATCTGATCCATTCTCGTCGCGGCCATATCAATCAAGAGATCGTCCAGCGTCACGATATCAACAAACGGCTGGCCATAGTCGTGCCCGAGAATCTCGCCAACCGTATGCAGCCCGGTCTTCACCCAACCAGACGAGAACAGGGCCTCGATAACGACATTCCGGAGGGTATGCTGTAAATCAATCTCGGCTGGTATCTGATTAAGTGCCAACTCAAAGTTCGCAGCTACCGGCTCGAAGCCAGGTTCGTTCGTTCCGATAAGGACCCTTGGTGCCCGAGGCGCTAGTAACCGTGCGAAGATCGTCACGGCCAGCTTTAAGAACGGAGTCGGTACACGCTTCTCGGCACCTTCCTCGGAATAGTGATATCCAACAAACTCCTTAATCGCCTCCACTCGCTTACTGCGAGGGAACTCTAACTGTTGCTGCGACCACTCAATGCTCTTATGAAGCCGCTCGAACTCTCTGGCTTTCAGCGGATTTGTCTCTGCCATTACCCCCATCCATCTGCATGTAGCAGTTCTCTGTTTGGTTTACGTTCATCCTGTTCGCGCATCTGTCGCCGCCATGCAAGACTGCCGACCGGAATCTTGCGTTGTTCATGTTGCTCCGGCCTCGACTTCCGGTCGGTGATACCGCGCCACGCCAAGGCGTCGGCAATCACACGGTCACCGTGGTTCCCTTTCGCGCCGGTCGGGTCCACCTTGTTATCCTCAATCGAGTGCGAGACGCCGCCCTTGTTATCGAAGAGATATTCGAGCGTCTCCTGAAGCGCGATCTTCGACCTGTTTACACAGGCAAACTTCTCGACAGCCGCGCGATACTCGCCCATCAGTACGAGCTTCGTCTCCTTCGTGCTGGCCCATCCCGGCACATCCGAAACCTTCTTCGAGATCGATTCCTCACGGCGCCGGTAGTAGATGTTCCCGTACTTCAGCTCTAAAACCCGCGATCCGAATTGCCGGCCTGGGCCATTACTCTCCCAGATAATCAGAGCACCATCGAACCACCTGGCAAGCGCCACAACCTGCCTGGCAAACTCCTCGGGGCGAATGTACGGATTGGCGTACTCGAAGAGCTTCTCGTTCGTCACGGCGTCATAGCCACAGGCGCACGAGTTCGATGAGCCGGTTCCAGCCGATACGTCCACGCCGATGACAACGCGGTGTTCCCGCGGCGGGTTGCCGTCTTTATTGAGCAGACACCAGAGGTGAAGCCGACCATCCTGGCACTCACGGAAAGCGACAGGTTCAGCCGTGATGGAGTCGTATTCCAGATCACCCACTAGGCTCGGCGGCCGGGCGAAGCGGCGAATGGCTTCCTGAATCGCAGTGGCCGAGAAATACTGGTAGCCGGAGCCGAGATAGTCGATATCCAGCTCGGTCGCGATCTCACGCTCTGAGACGGTGCGCTTGCACTCATTGTCATACCACGGTGACCGGAGCTTGCCGTCCAAGATCGGATGGTAGTTAGCCGGATACCCGCTGTAGTCGAAGACTTCCAGCCCGCCGTCATCGGCTGTCTTGTAGAGCCCATGGTTCTTCAGCGGGTGCTCGCTCCAATGGAAGCGAAGCTTCTGAATGCCAGTCTGCCGTATATCGTAATATGCATTACCTACGCCGTTCGGCGTCGAGTTGAAGAGCCGGCATTTCGTGGCGTCTCGGGTAGCATTCAAGACACGATGCCCGAACTCATCGACGGCAGCGAACTCATCTAAGAGGATTCCAGACCGCCGGTCACCACGAGCGAAGTTGGCTGTCGTACTCTCGCCGTCGATGACGCTCTCGGTCTGCGGGTTGTAGATGTGCATCTTAGAGCGGCACGATCTATCAAAGCCCCGCGGCATCAGCCAACCCGGAAGGTTCTTATGGATAAAGTCCACCTTCCAGAAGAGTGACTTGGGGTTATCTGACTTATCGACGTACTCCTCGACCCGACTACCCATCAGAAACGAGAGCATCTCGTGGAAATGCCAAGCCCACTCGAAGCCGAGGATACACAGCCACGAGGCCCCCATGTCTCGTGACTTCTCGACCAGCAGATCGTGGTCATTGATCGCCAGAATGATCTCCCTAAGCCCGTATTCCTGAAACGGGTAGAGAATCATCGGGACCTTTGGGAAAGGCTCCCTGCGCGGATCGTACGTCCACACGAACCCGTTAACGTAGAAGATTGGGTCCTGCCTACATGCGTCCCAGATTACGTCCGCATACGACTGATCTTCCATGACCTGACGATAGACGTTCGCCCGCCACCGCATATTCTCAGCGAGGTCGGTCGGAACCCGATACGAGAGCTGAGAGAAATGCACTACGCGGCCATACTGCCTTCCCTCTCTTCTTGGCCTTGGATTCGCGAAAGCATCCTCTCAATCTCCTCGACGCTCCGTCGCCCAGCCTTGCGTGTCCGCCGGTCCTCTTCTTCGATCGGATCAACCTTCGACTCGACCTGACCGAGGCGCTGCATAAACTCCTTTGGCTGCTCCTTCGCCTGGATATAGAGGAAGTACGCCTGGTCGTTCGGGCAGCTCTTCGGCTCCTCGCCTTTCCGTAGGAACACCCCGGCAGCCGTAAGAGCCCACGAGATGTTCTCCCGGTAAGACAATTCTTCGCCCTCGCAACGGACCGCTCGCTCCTTCTTGTCTGGCTTCGGAGTCTTAGGATGTGAGTCTGGGTGCGGGTCGTACTGTGACACGTCATACTCGCGGAAGAGCTGATTGAGGCACGGGAAGTCCTTGGCCGCCTGAACGGTGGCCTGATTCAGTGTCATCGCCCCACCCTTCTGGAACTCCTCGGTCAATCGCTGGAACTTCAGATAGGTCAGCTTCTCCCGGTCGGTCTTGCCGGGGTCCTGGCGCCAGAGGATCGACCGGGCCCGCGATCGAAACTCCTTGATTGCAGCAGACGGCGACAGGCCCTTACCCGGCACGGCGCAACCCTCTCTTTCCGTAGCTTGGGCACCCCGTATTTGGACACACACTCAGAACTGTCCAGGCGCCGCAATAGCGACACCGAAACTCAGCGCGGCGACTAGCCCTCTCTTGGCGGTAGGCGCGCTGAGCCTGCATGAGTGTATCGCCTTCCTTACTCATATTCTCTCCTCTCCCCTGCGACCAGGAAGCAACATCAGAACGAGCCAGGTAGCCCATACGGTCGCATAGAAAGCCCATTGCATTAAGTCATTCATGGATCACCACGCATGCCGATGATGGCTATGATCGTAACGACAGCAATGACGCTGGCCACTAGGAGCAGACCGCCAATCATTTCTTCCTTCTCTCTTCGCGCTTCTTGAGTTTCTTACGAATCTCGGAACCGTACTTCTCGGTCCAGCGGCGAGCGATACTGGGGTGCTTGGCCCAGAGATACCTACGCTGCTTTTCGCTCTTGAAAGGCATCGTCCACCTCGCGAATGATATTTGCAAGTTGCATGTAATCCGACTCAGCGGACTCCATAGCCTGCTCAGCATAATGCCGGCAATTATCCAGCGCAACTCTCCATCGCTTCAGCTTCTCGCCGGCATCCTCACCACCGCGCAACTTCAGTACTTCGAGGGCTTGCTCGGAGATGATCTCGTAGAGCCGCTCGACATCGAACTGGCCGATCTGCTCGACCTGGCGCTTCAGCTTGTCCCTTTCATCGATGGCCTCGCGGTATCGCCGCTGAAGATCGCGGTTGACTTCTAGCGCATTATCGCATGTCTTGCGTTCGTCATTCGCGATGTCATCCAGGCTCCTGATGATGTTAATCGCGCATTCGGCAATATCCTCGCCGTCAGAAGGCTCACCTTTCACCTCCTCAGTGAAAAGGAGCTTATCGATTTCAGCCTTCTGCTCCCTGCATTGAGAACTAAGCTTGATACACTCCTCTCGCCACACCTTAGCGGAATTACTCTCCTCTTCTGGTGCCTTAGCGTCCTCGATGGACTTTTCGAGCTGCTGGAATTTATCCTGCCACATCTTAATAGCGGCCTGCTTGATCGAGAGGAGATTGATGAGTTGCTCGATGTCGGAGTCGTACTCGTCACACTCTTGCTCTCTCTCTTCGAGCAACCTTTTCGTCTCTTCGAGCTGACTCGCTGCACGATAACGCTTACCCTCGATGAAGTCGCGCTCGTTACGCAGCTTCTTGGCCAGCTCAGCCCCTTCCTTAAGCAATTCGGCCACCTCATCGAACCGCGTGTACAGACGCCCGATTTCTTGATTCGACATTTCCGCTTGCCAAAAGAGATCGCGCCTTAATCGCCGCACTCGCCACGGTGAGCTGACCAGCCGGACGACCAGGCGGAGCGGTGTGAAAGCGAGTCTGATCAGGAAGCGGACGATCAACAAAAGGCGCCAGAGGAACCAGCGAACAGGGCGACTAGGCTTCTCGGTCACTCGGTCGGTCAGCTTAGCAAGCTGATTCATAGTGTCGGGGTCCACAAACACAGCGGTGTCTCTGAGTAGCGATGACTCATGCACGGGCATACGGAACAGGTCGCTCATGGTGTCTCTCCTCTGGGGGCTGGGAATCGATCTTCAGTCCAGCCTACCAGGCGACCGGGCCGAAAATCCGCCGACGTGAAAACTGCGGGGCCCCAGGGATGCGCCGGCCAGTAGGCGAGGACGAGGGCAGAGCGTCCTGCCCCATAGAGGGAGTTAGAACTACAATCCCAGAGGGATCGGTCGGCGCTCGAGGTCAGCCGTCCAATCGGTCGATCCGGCCCCATGGACCATGGAGCCTGGCCCGCTTCCATGGAGCCAGGGGCCCCATGGAGCAACGCATGCGCATGAGCCGGGCCCCTGGCCGCTCAGCCACATTCCGGCGGGGCCCCGTATTCCCAGTTGGGAATGATCGAGAATGATCGAGAATCGTACCCCCCGTAGGTTTAAGGGGCATCAGTGGCACAGAGTTACGACACTAGCAGGTAGGGGGAGAGTTCGATGCAAGCTTGTGTCGCATTTAACCTCTTAGCTTTACTGGAGTTACGTGCTAATGTCATATAGTCAGGGGTTCTCTAGGTATAAGGGGAAAAAAGGGAGGTGCTGGAAGAGGTGAGAAACGAGGTGCTTGACGCTGTGACGGACTGGGGGGAGAGGGGGGGAGAGCGAAGCTCTATATATATAACTATATATATATATTATACTTACATCTTCTGGGGTTCAAACGGGGTTGACGGATTGACGTTTAGAAAGAATTGGTACCGCAAGGACTTACGGCGATGACGTTTTTAATGCGTCACTTCTGAAATACATCAGACTTGCTTCTGATTGATTCCTGACCACTTTCCTGCCACGTTCAGGTGGGTGGTTGTCTTGGTTGGGGCCCCTTACTTTGAGGGCGGTGTTTTTGGGAATTCCCGTGGTGGGGGAGGTGGGCTAACTGCTAGTAGGGGAAGGGAGCGACCGGGGTGGGTTGGTAAGGATTTTGAGGGTTATGGGGCCCCCCCTGGCCGCCGAGGGCATGTCCTGAGAGTGCCATACTCTCAGTGCATAACAGCGCAACTCTATGGCACACAATAGTTTATGTGTGTGCATGCCGTAGGGGAGACACCTGGCGCCGGGTGTCGAGGGCGTCCTCGCCCTGCATGGCCGGCTGATCTGGCCAGCCCAGAGGGAGCGCGAACTTAGTCAGGCTGTCTGACTTGAAATACGCCCAGCCCCTCTCCGCCTCTCTCACGCACTCACCCTCTCCACGTCCCAGAACACCTGCGCTGCCCTCGGATGCCCTTAGACGGGCTCTCCGGGCTCGCAATGGGCTCTCACGACCACTCTGATCGGCATGATTGCCGATCGGTCCAGAATTCGCGGTAATCGTTTCGGATTTCTGCTGGACAACCACAGAATTCGTGTCCAGACTTGAAATAGACCAGTTTACACGAATCCGTATCACTGACCAAGGGGGGGGAATCGATGAGTGACAGACACAAGGCCCAAGCCATCGCCAACCGTGAGGGCCGATCAATCTGGGTGATTCGCCCGGACATGTCCGGCTACTGGGTGCGCCCTCGCTCCGATGGCCGGCGCGATCACTTCCGTAACCTGCTGAGCATCCGGAGGGCAATCGCATGATGTTTCGTATGACCATCCGCTGCGACAATGCCGCATTTGACGGAGAGAACCTCGGATCAGAACTAGCCCGTATCTTGCGTCACGAGGCAGATGCGATTCAAGAGGCAGGCATGCCAGAATGCGGGTGCAATGTGATTCTCGATTGCAATGGCAATCGCGTGGGGCTGGCCGTTCTCACAACTGTTGACTTTGCATTTGGCTTAGAGGGGAACACCGTATGACTGACACCGCGCACACACTCCAAGGCCCTCATGTAGTCGATACCACGCGAACCGTAATCATCGAAGACGGTTCGCGCAGTATGACCTGTGTTCTTCGCGAACCGATGGACCTACACGCCATCCGGCGCTTGTTCGCATGCCATGGCCGGCGCCGGAGCGACTGCGACCGTCACCCGTATTGTGCGATGGTCGCAGGAACGGCTGTCCTGCGCTTTGAACCGCAACCCGAGACAGAAAGGGGGATGGTTGTATGAGGTTCTCTACTTCACACCTGCTCACCCATGGCTCCGGCGCACTTCGGCAATGGTCTGTCGAGTGGCGCGGCCGCAAGGGCAGAGTACGATGCCTGCGCTTCTCTGTCGGAGGATACGGCAACGTGCGCCCTCCTGTGGGTTTCTGGCGATGGTATCCCAGTCTGACTGTCTACCATCGGACAGCCTACTATCTCCACTGGCTTTCCTTCTCTCTGGCTTTCCTTCCGAACCGATGGGGGAGTTGGGCATGCTAGCCTACATCTACGCTGCCGACATCTACTGCAAGGAATGCGGCGAGGCAATCCGGGAGCGGATTACGCAAGAGGGTAACGCGCCGGCCGACCCGGATGATGAGCGGAGCTACGATTCCGACGAATTCCCGAAAGGCCCATACCCAGACGGAGGCGGGGAAGCAGATTCCCCGCAACACTGTGGCTCCGGTGAGGAGTGTATCAACGCCATCGAGCTATCGGACGGAACGAAGATCGGCGCGTGGCTGGAGAATGACCTTACCTCGGATGGCGTTGACTACGTTCGCGAGGCAATCCGTGAGGGCGGGGAGGTGGCCGAACTGTGGGCCGATTTCTACGGCGACTATGACCTGCAACTGTGAGGGCGACACCTATGACGACAGAGCAAGTGGACGCAACGGCCCAGAAGCTAGCCGAAATGCTCCAAGAGAACACGGGCCGGAGCATCCTGGACTCGGGCGACTACTATGGTCGCCACTGGCAACGCAATCAGGGGGTGGACTTTGAGAAGCAGTCGGAGGGCCGGCTGGAATGCTGGGCCCGTGACGGGGAGCTAGATATGCTCCCCGTGGTCAGCGTCTACCACTTCCTCAAGGATCGGTTGCAGTACAACCCGGAGCTTGACGAACGCTTCCGGGAGTGGTGCGAGGACGCGGGGGCAACTGGTCTCAACCTGGCGATCGGCTTTGTCACCTCCATCGGCGGAAAGGGGATCTACGGGGACGGAGAGCCCATGGTCATCAACACCTACAATGGCGAAGACCTGCTCTCCCAGACTCTCCAGTATATCTACTGGACCGACGAGAACGATGAGACTCACGTTCTCTTGCAGATTCACGGGGGCTGCGATGTGCGCGGGGGCTATACAGACCCGGTTGCGTTTGACGTGACCGACTGCGATGGGACTTCCATCTTCGACAACGCCCGGGCAACCATCTACTGCGACGATTGCGGAAAACATTGGGACACGGACAACGGTTGCCATTGGGCGCCCGATGGTTGCTACGGCCGGGGATACAAGCAACTGCAAGACTACCCCGCAACCGACGAACGGCCGTGCTACCCCCAGAAACCAGACCCGGCGCAGCGCGTCATATGGGATAACTGGGGTCCGATGGACCCAAATCGGCCGGAGCCCTGCGCGGGTGTCGTTTGGGTGGACGAAGACAATAACGGCCATTGTCCTTTCTGCGGTGGGCTGTTGCACGTTGTACCTTGGCCCTGCTGATTCCCCTTCGCCCCGAAGCGCGTAACCGGAATTCGCAACCGGCGGGGCGCTTGTCTCACTTCACCACTCTATTCGCAAAGGGGAACGTATGACCGACTTTCTAACCGACGAGGACAAGCAGAACCCGGCGCTTGTCGAGGCGATGGAAGCTTTCGACGAGGCAGGTGGAGTCTACGCGCTTGTCGAAGACCTGCTTGACCTATCGCAGGAAGCTTCCGAATTCGACCCGGCCGACATTGCAGACGACGATGGTAATCCGTCTATCGATTGTCGTCTGCGATATCACGATGGCGCGTGGTCGTTCCTGACTGGAGACTCATCGTACGATCAAGACCATCGGGGCCATTGGGGTGCATCATCGGTTGGCGTGGGGCTTACCCGTATTGGGGCGAACAGTATCGCCTATGATCTTGTCGAACAGGTCTTGGATTCCATTGCGCAGGGCGAATAGACAGCCGGCCAGCCCCGAAAGCGCAACCGGGATTCGCGACCCGGCGGGGCTCTTGTTTCCCGTTTCGATCCTGTAACAGAGAAAGGCAGGCAACCATGGCGAAAACCTGCGACAAGTGTGGTGGACCGCGTGTGCGGTATACCGTCGTGAATCAGAAGACCGGCTATCGCACCCGATATTGTCGGGCCTGCGCGAGGCAATATAAGGCAAGCATGAAAGGTAAGTAAGCGGCATGACATACACCAACTTAGACGCCTTTACGGTCGCATACCTCGAATGCGCCTTGTGGGCAGAGACCGACAACGCAGACGAATCTGGGGGTGAGCCACTCGATGCTAACTACGTGATTAGCGACTTCGCCTCCGAGGCCGTGAAGAAGGCAATCAGCGATTGCCGGCGCTTTCAGGAAGATAACGCAGAGCTACTGCAAAAAGCGGAGTATGGCCACCCAGGATACACGGACGATGAAATGGCCGGCCATGACTTCTGGCTGACCCGCAACGGACACGGCGCCGGATTTTGGGATGGCGACTTGCCGGGGGATATCGGCGATAAGCTGACTAATGCCTGCAAGGCATTCGGCGAGTGCTGGATTACGGTTGGCGATGATGGCCGGCTTTACATTGACTGAAACCCTGTTTTACACCACTGGAGAATGCAACTAATGAACACCACAACCGACCCGCCCAGAATCTACGTTGCCTGCCTGGCAAGCTACAATGCCGGCCACCTCCACGGAGAGTGGATCGACGCAACCGACGCCGAGACCATCCGGGAGGCAATCCAAGCAATGCTCAAGCGCTCGCCCTGCCCGGGCGCCGAAGAGTGGGCAATCCACGATTTCGAGGGTTTCGGCGCCATCCGTCTTGACGAATCGGAGGATATCGATCGGGTCGCCGAACTGGGCGCCCTGATCGCCGAACACGAAGAAGCGTTCGCGGCCTATGCCGACCACGTTGGCGTGGACTTCGCCACCGAAGAGGGCTTCGAGGATGCCTACTGCGGCGAGTGGGAGAGCGAAGAGGCGTATGGCGAACACGTCTTCGAGGAACTGTACGCCAATGATCTGCCGGACCATATCGCGGCCTACATCGACTACGCAGCCTTCGCCCGTGACCTGTTCATCAACGATTGCTTTAGCGTGGAGAGCCCCTCGCGCGTCTACGTGTTCCACAACAGCTAACAGAGGATACAGCATGAACGAGAAGTACATCCACTTTCTTAACCGCCCAATAGGCGCCATCCCGGTCGCTTTCCGCGTCGGCCCATGGCCAAAAGCCAAGCCGCAGCAAGAAACGCGCAAGAGTACCCGTTGCCTGCGGCAGCGACGCTGTAACCCGCCGCGCCTGACTACCAAGGTCGCCAATCCGCCGATCAAGAAAGGGCGCCGTGAACACGACAGAGCAGCGTGAAGAATGTAAGTGCCCACCTGAAAGGTTGTATGCATGGTTTGCGGCAGACGGGACGTTATGTGTCTGCTGCTGTGAGTGCGGGGCCGTCTTGAAAGGGGCAGCGTAGTGTCAACAGTCGAGCAGCGTGAAGACGGTTGGTGGGTTATCGGACTTCCCGCAGGGACGGAACCTTGCGGGCCGTACGACACCAAGGCAGAAGCCGAGGACGACCGGCGAGGGATAGAGCGATTCTTCCGAGACATAGACAAGCCAGCGACCTTCACGGTCGATTGGCGACAGGCAACAGAGAATGGCTAGGTAATGTCGTACGAAGACTCGGTAGGCTACAGGAAGAAGTTCCCGATACTCTGGCTTCGGCCGCGCTATCGGCAGTGCGACACTCCTGACGAGATAGCGGCACGGAGAGAATGTATCCTCGCTGTCAGGCAAGCGCTTTCTGAGATACCGCCGGAGCAAGCCGGTCTACTGGTCGTGCGGTACTGCGAGGGTATGACACTCCGCGACCTCGCAAAGTGGGAGGGCGTTGGGGTGTCTGCTGTCAGCGAACGTATCAAAGCGGCGGCAAGGCGGTTCCGCGTGGCGCTCCGCAGGAGGCGACCCGATCTTTGCCTGACCGATTTCTCGGAGGTTGTGTGAAAGTTCCCACTAATCCATGCCGAATCCCAGCCCGCAAGAAGCGCAAGAAGAAGCCGGCCAAGCAAGAGGCTATCTACGCAATCCGGGGCTGCGCCGGCTGTGTGGCCGGCTGTAAGGCAGGCAATGAGTGCGTGCCGATCCGCGGTCACGTTCACGGCCGCTGCCTCGCGGCTTACTCGAAAGGCAGGTTCACTATGGCCTCGCTCGTGGACGATCGACCGGAGGGCGGCTGTCTGTACTGCAAAGAACCCTTGAGCGATAACGAAAGGTAAGCATGAACAGAGAAGCCTGGCTAACAAAGTGCATCGAACTCCTGCGCCCGGACTTCCGTGAGAACGGCGCCCCGCTGCCTAAGAAGATCCGTGCCTCGTGTTCGTGGCCAAGCAAGTCAGCACTGGCCCAGAAGAAGCGGCGAATCGGTGAGGCATGGAGCAGCAAGCAAAGCGCAGACGGCACCTTCGAGGTTTTCATTTCACCCTTCCTGAAAGACCCGATCGAGGTCGGGGCGACACTCGTGCATGAGCTGGTTCACTGTGCGGTTGGCCTCGATCAGCAACACAATAGGCATTTCGGCGCGCTGGCCAGAAGGCTCGGCCTGGAAGGTAAGCTGACTGCCACTGTGGCCGGCAAGGAATTGAAGACCCGCCTCCGCGGCGTCGTTAAAGAGATAGGCAAGTACCCGCATGCCGAGCTGAAGCACAGTAACGCACCAAAGAAGCAATCGACTCGCATGCTAAAGCTGGAATGTGGAGACTGCGGGTACACGGTCCGAACGACCCGAAAATGGATTGAAGTGGGTCTGCCTGTGTGTCCGTGTGGGACAACGCTCTACCCTCTAGGCGATGACGGATAAAGCCGCCCATGCCCAGCCCAGTCCGCATTAGGGCAGACAAGGTAAGCGCCGATGCGGATCATTACGCAGCCGCATTTCTTGCACGTCCTGGGAGTCTCTCGATTTCCAGGGCGTGTTCTTTTGCGATCTCTGAACAGTAGTCGCTGCTCTTCTCGATCAGGGTGCATTGTCTGTTGATTCTCCGGCAAACGCGGAGTGTAGTGCCTGTTCCTGCGAAGGGGTCAAGCACTGTTCCGCCTTCTTGCGTGCTGAGTTTGATACATCTCTCCACAAGCTCTTCATGCAACTGAGTAGG